GTCCTACAATACTAAAGTTACACATACCGGGACGATGTTCAAAGTGTAAGCCTGTCCGTAAAGGAAATGCACTAGCACTTAGTTGCTCGCTTAACCATTCTTGTGCTGTTTCTGGAAGAATCCAATCGTTTGTGCTAACATTAATATCTTGTTCCCATACGTCATTACCGTTGCAGTTGTAACATCGTTGTACTGCTTCTAAAACATCAGGACCTACTTGTTCTAGAGTTTTTGCTCTGTCACTGCCGGTAACAAGATATACATGATTACCGTAACAAAAATCTAAAAAGTAGTCTTGAAACCGTCCGTTCATTCCTTGCCTACTAGGTGTTAAGGTTCCATCTACATCAAATATAAACTTGTTCATCTAAGTGATTCCTGGTTATTTAGAAGCCAAATACATTCGCCAATATCCTCTGCTTTTGTAAAGCCTTTTTCTACTGTGCATCTTTCGTATGGATGAATTTGATATGCAAACTCTATACCTAATCCAAATGCACCTGCCATTAGTACAAGTATAATCAAAAACTGTTTCATCCTTGCTGTGCCTTATGCTGTGCAAAACTTGCTGCCTTAGCAAGTTCTGAAAAACGGTCTGCTGTTTGTCTAATTTCACTTGCATCAATATTAGACGCTCCGTAAGATTCTACAGTACGTGCCATATTGTGTAGCAATATAACCATATCTTGATCTGTCAGTGCTTTTCTTCCTTCAGGTAGTTGTCCCATTTTCTTTCTCCGTTACTCGCGCACGTAAATCACTTGACGAAAAGCGATGGTCGCGTTTGTTAAAGTATAAGTCGATATCTCTTTGACGGCAAATATCTTTTCCGGTAAAGTCTTTATCTCTATATTCTTCGCCTAGTATTCTAACATCTATATGATACATTTGAAGAATATCTTCTAAGTCTCTTTCAGTTCCATAAGGAATAATTTCATCGACATACCCTACTGCCTTTAATTGGGTATAACGTTCTACTACAGTTTGTATAGGAGCATTCTTTTCTGCTCTATCTACGCTAGGATCAACTTGTAGTCCGCATATAAGATAATCACATTGATCTTTTGCTTCACGTAACATTTGTACATGTCCGGCATGTAGCAAATCAAATGTTGAACAAGTAAATCCTACTTTCATTTTATCTCCTATATTTTAAATTATACTACTTTAAATGTTATTTGTCAAGTATAAATATATTATGAATGATGCCTATACTAATGCTTTTTTCGGTATAGTACGTGAGGCTCAAGAAACATCAGGCTACGAATTGCCAATACATCTTGAGCATTATGTAGTGATGGTATTAGCTATCCATATTGATAAACCTACTTGGCATCCTGAAAAGTCATTTGCAGAAGCATATATGTCTATATCAAATAAATCATCTGCAAAAGATCTAGGAGATACATGTCTTTTTGTATCTGGAGTTTTTCCTTCTTTTGGAAGTAGAAAAGGTCTTAAGCGATCTTACTTTCAAAGTATAGGAAAAAATTCATACAATCAAATTACAGGTGAAATATTCCAAGAACTATCTTTACATTTTGACTTTTTGAGTGACTTTATAGATTTAACTATCAATACACCTAAAACTCACGATCTCCTTTTTCCGTCAAATATACAAACAAAATAAAGTTCTTCATTTCCTGCATGTACTCTGTGAAATACATCATCTTCGATTAGCACAGTATCTCCAGCTTCTACATGATAAGTTACACCATCAAGTTCCATTGTTCCATAACCTTCTAGAAACATATAAACTTCTTCTTGTCCTTTGTGTTTGTGTCCGCTTGTACTTTTACGAGGATTCAATCTTGTACTACTAACAACAAGATTTTTTAAAGTTGTGTTGTCTTTTACAATATAGCGGTCGTCGTTTTTAACAACAACACCTTCTATACTATTACTTTTAAACTTCATTACTTTCTCCGTGTATTAGTTTTCTTTGTTTGTTGTTTATTTAGGTTTTCTTGATAGTCTTCTAACAAATCACGGACATCTTGCAGTTGAAAAATAATGTCATCTACTAGTTCTAGGTCTCTTTGTTTTTCAGTATCAAGTTCTACTTCAAACTTTATTTTCATATTAGTCTCCAAAGTCAAACAGACTATTGAATGTTGTGTTTTGCTTAGTATCTTCTAGGTCATAATCCAACACTCCAATGAGATTGTCTAACTTATTATCAATAATAGTTTCAGCCATTGCTGCATCATCAAATGGCAGTTCTTTAAACCAATCAGGTAGTCTTAACTCATCTGTTGGATAAGCGACACTTGTATAACCTAATGGATTCTGTTTCAGTTTGCAAACAATGACTTTCATGCCATCTACAATTTCTTGTGAGTATTTGTCACCGTTCATGCGTTTTAGTGTATTCCAGTTAATGCTTGCTCTTACGTGGCCAGGCATATTAGCCTTGCCTTGCTTTTGTTCTAAGCGTTGGTAGTGTCCAATCTTGTTTGCACGTTTAGGCGAACCTTTTTCCCAGCCCGGCATCTCTTGGAAGTCTTTGCGGAACTGTGTAATACGTTCTAATACTTCTTTTTCGCTTTTATCAGTAAGCACCATAAGCAATACTTCACTTAAAAATTCTTGCATGAATACGGGCGTATCTGAGCGTCTAAGGTCTAGACCCATAGCCTTAACCTTACCAGGCTTGCCATCTGTATCTGAACGAAAACCTTCTGTATCAAACACCAATGCCGCATAACGCTTCTTAGTAATATACAGGCCTGACTGTGCAACAATTTCTCTACCTGCGGCAATAACATCTGCACGACTTTTTGGACAGTGAAATGCTTTGCCCATAAACGATACAAATGTACCATTTGCTTCGTCTGCTACTTGATCATAAAGTGTAATGACATTTTCTTTTGTCCATGGAATATTACCTGCATCAATTTCTTTGCGCAATGTAGGATATGCACTAAAATAAACAGAGTCAGTATCACCATAGATAACCGACTCGCCAACATGATCATAAGTTCCAGTAATTACTTTATTAACTTCTGCACTCATGTGCTTAACAATAGTACGACCAGTAAGTGTAGTTGATTGTCCTATCCTTTTGTCAAAAAATCTGCAACCAGGATTAAGAATGGCCCCGTAAAGAGAGTTAAGATTAATTTTCTTAACAAGTTGCCGTTTGTCCCAAAATGCAATTTCAGTTTCATTGCCTGCGTCTTTTGCTTTTTTGAGCATACCTTGTAGTTCTTTACGTTCTGCATACCACCTCTTTAGTAGTCCGGGAATAACTCCTTCGAACTCAGTTGTAAATATTGTACCATTAGATGAAAGCATCCAAGGTTGATTACTATCGAAAATTAGTTTATATAATTCAGCACCGCTTAATACATCGCTGGTTCCGTTTTCCCAATCCACAGTTAGTGCAACATCACGCTTCTGTTCCATAACAGCTTCATATTCTTCTGTGCTAAATCGTCCTTCCCAACTACCTGCAAATGACTTCTTTTTAAGTGTCATATCTTCGTGTACACGGGCTTCTGATATCTCTGGACGTATTTGTCCTATGATTGTTTCTGGAGCCATGTTCAGCGCACGAATCACACTAGGATATAGACTGTTCAAGTCCATTGACCCAATCCATTTATGCAAGCCTTTTTTAGGAAACGCAACATATGCACCTGCGGCTTGTGTGTTCTCATCATCACGTCTAGGACGATTAGGAACTTGTAAGCCTCTGTTATGTGCTTCGTTTACAATCGCTTGCTCTGTAACAGCAACAGCACCCATTGTAGTTTGTAGTAGTACAGTATTTGCATGAGCAAGTTCATTGCTAAGATCAATAAAGCGTAGCTTCTTGTCTAGTTTGTCTAGTAGTGCGGTATCTTGTATGTTATATTCGATAAATTTGCGGAAGTCATTGTTGTATAATTGATCTAATGTACCTTCATATGGTACTTTGTTTTCGCCTACTTCAATCTCACCAATAGCATCCAATCGATATGAGTGTCGTTCTTCGTATGTGTACTTACGATATAGTTCTAGACTGTCTAAATGCACACGACCTACTAAGTCAAATGTTTCTGCTTGCTTCCCATATTTTTCATATTCACGCTTCTTAGGAAGTTGTCCCCACAAACAAAAACGTCTTGTATCATCTTTGCTGAGTACACGACTTGTTCTGTTTACAGTGTAAGGAATATCATAACCCTCACTGTTCCAACCTGACAAAATATCAGCATCTTCAATCAGCGTTAAGAACGTGTCGATCATATCACCTTCACGTTCAAACAGCATTACATTTTCGATACCTTCAAGTTCTTTCTTTGCCTGCTCCATTGTAAGTGTCTTAGGCGGAACAGCAAGACAAACCATAGTTTCCATCCATTGCAAGTATACAGATATGGATGTAATGGGCATAAACGGATCACTAGGATCAGCAAAGCCTCGCTCCGGGTCAAAGTCTGTTTCAATATCGAAAAACGCAATGTTTAGTTTAGGAGCATCTTGGTTGAGATAATTCTCACTTAGACATTGAAAGATCGGATTAATATCGCTTTCAAAAAGTTCTTTGTTTTTATTGATGGCAACTTCTTTGCGGAAGTCTTTTGTGTTTTTACAAACAATACGTGTTAGGGGATCTCCGTACACACTTTTGTACTTACCACGCTCGTCTTTGTAGTAGAATGTGTACTTTGCTTGATACTCGTGAAAGTGTCTCTTTCCATCTTTACGCTCTACAACTCTGATGATATCAGAATCGCGATCAAACATAGCGTCAACGTAACTCATTTATTCTCCTTCGTTGCTTGTGGCCAACTTAACCTTCTACTTGCCAGGCAATTGCCTTTGGCGTTATAAAATATATAGTCTAGATAGGGCGATACTGTTCATAATTATGAACCATCCAGTTAGTATTAATACCCAAGGTAACTTACGTCTATATGCACCATAAAAACTTGCACAACTACCTACAAAGTAAAAGGGTAAAAATATATCTGGTCTAGGCACAAGTACAGTATATGTAAGTATAGCACTACCTATTATAACAGATATTGCACCTACCATTTCTGCATAGTGTGCAATCGGATCAGAATTCAAACTTTCTAACCAAAATTCCCTAATACTTTGCACTACTTGTCCTTACCGACTGTGACAACTAGTGTTTCTAAGTCATCAAATTCGTCAGACACTCTTTCCCAATCACCTTTTTGTGCAATTTTAATTGCTTTATTAATTAAACTTGGCTTGATATCAAGTTCTTCTGCTACGGCTTTTACAGTATCTTTTAAACCTAACTGTAAATCTTCTACTTCCTGTAGTACTGTAACACCTTCATTTACTAGTCTTTCTAGTTTGGCCTTTTCATCGGCACCGAAAACACGACTTCCCATAAGGATCTCCTTTAAATTTAAACACTATTATATTATATTATTGAGGTCTTGTCAAGAGCTTTTTTCGGCTAATTTGCGATAAAGCATTTCTTTGATAGATTCTTGAGAAAAGTCTTTCTTGTATTTCTCTTTGCGAGGAATGACTTTGGTTTTGTCACCGTGTGATCCAGCTGCACCACTTTTACGTAATGCTTCCATATCACGCCAATTAGGATCTCTAGCCTTTATAACTGGTTTCTTATTTTTCTTTGCCTCTTTTTTAGTTTCTGCCTTTTTAATTAAATCTAATAGTTCTTTCTTTAACATCGGATCTGCTAAAATTTTGTTTAGTGTATCCGAATATTTGTCTAATTCTTTGTTAAAATAACTTTGCTTCTTTACTACTGTTTTTGTTGTTTTAGGTTTAGGATCTTTTTTACCTTTACCTGTAAACACATTACTAATACCCTTAGTTAGTGCGTCTGGACCTAGTGCTCCACCAGGTTGTACTGATTTGTAACCTTGCTGGAAAGCATCTAATGGGCCTTCTTCTATGTTATTGTCTAAACTATCACCTACTAGTTTATTTCTAGCAGGATGTGGACTTTCGTTACCACCCGGCTTAGAGCTTTTTGTAAATGCATCTTTGCCTTTAAGTTGGCCTGCACTACCTTTCTTTTGTCCTTCTGTAAGAGTAACACCTGCTAGTTTAGCAAAGTCACTTATACTGTATTCTCTGTCAACAGGCATAGTTCCTTCTGGAACTTCCACACTTTCCTGCACGTAATTTTTGGTATTTTCCACACTTTTCTGCGGCAAAGAATCATTTGCTTGTGCTTGTAACTTAGCAAGATCTTCTGCAGGGTTAGTTGGTTCTATATTAAATAATGTATGTTGAAGTTTATGAAAATCCATAACTACATCTTTACACAGTTATCAACGGTCTTACCGCCTTTTTTCTTGGTGCCCATACGCTTGTAGCCTTTCCAGCATACTTTACCGTCAACACCTTTTTGCTTTTCTTCTTTTACGTTACGCCAGTTTGGGTATCCGCAATCTGAACATAAGTTTTCAACTTTCTTTGGTAAACCCTTATGCTTTGTTGCGGCAAAATCTTTAGCATCTTTCTTACTAATGTCTTTTGCTACTTTTGCAACTTCTGGACTTGCTGGCTCTTCTCCTTTTTTAGCGGAGTAAACCATACCCATAAATTTTTGTTGTGCTTGTGATTTAGCTTTTTCTACTAAACTTTTTTTTTGACTTAAATTTTCTGAAAGTTTATCTGATAAAGACTCTTTATAGCCTTTTTCTTTCTTAGCAATAGCAATAGCAGCCTTTTGTTTGTTGCTTTTGCCTTTGCCTTCGCTTACAGCATTACAATTACAATACTTACATGTTGGAGGACATGTGCAATCTTCAGCTTTAACATCAGAACCACAGCACTTGTCTGAACAATAAGTATCTTTGCCTTCGCCGATAGGAGCCATATCGTCTTGTGCTTCTTGATAGTCGAGATGATGATATACAGAACTTAGATAATCTGCAGCTTTAGTGATTTTAGATTGTACCCAACCTTCTAGCCCTTCAGCTTCGCTTACACCTTTGAGCATCTCATGTAACTTAATTGAATACTTAGCGGCTTTGTACAACTCGGCACGTGCCATTTGTACTTCGTGATCTTTCTCTGCTCTGTCTGCAAGATCAGCTAATCCTTCTTTTACAAGTTGGTCTTTATTTTTTAGTTCTGCTTCTCTCATTAGTAACTCCTACTAAGTATATTTATCTCTTTGCTACTTTGCCGCCCATCAAATTGTTTTTGATATCAAGTGCATTTTTTGCTGTTCCGTCTGAATTCTTTGCTTGCGGCGCTTCAGGAGCACCGTATTTGCCTTTTTTCTTTCCTTTTGCATATGCATATGTAGGATTTACGACACTTGCAATACTACCTGCTGAACTTGCACCTGCACTAGCGGCTTCTGTAATATCTTTTATTTTCATTTTTTACCACCCTTCATGTTTGCACACCAGTGATACATCTTACCTCGTTCACCACTATACTTTTTTGCTTTTTTACGTAAACTAGTTACACTTCCGCTACAACTAGCACCTGCCTTTTTGACTCTGCCTGGGCGACTCTTGCCTTTCACTTTACCGTCTGCAAAGTTTTCTGCAAGTTCGGCAACTTCATCTGGTACTTCAAATTGCCATACAGTTGCTTTACCGTCTTTTGCCATCATTGCTGTAAGTCTTGTGTTTCCGCCAATTAATTCTTTATAACCGTCGCTGTAAACAGCAACAATAGGCATTTCAACTGAACCTTTTTCTAATTGTGCTAACGCTCTTTTTTGTTTGTTTTTATCTAAACTTTTAAATGAATTAATATCTGCGGCATCTGTATTGTTGATATCACTTGCATCTGTAATAGTTATTTCTTTACCCTTTTTTGCAAGTTCTATCCATGCTTGTTTTCCAATCTTGCGAAACTCAGGATAACGCTCTGCTTCGTCCCATTCTACATCTAGTTGTGGTTTTACAAAGTTTTCTGCTATCATTTCTTCTAATGAAGTGTCAATCATCCTAACAGTTGCAAATTCTTCGCCCATAAGTCTTAGTGCATCAAATCTATGATGTCCGTTTACTATACGTCCTTTAGGATCAATAGTTAATGGACTATAGTTACCGTCTTTAACCTTACTTAGTTGTTTTTCTAACTTACGTAAATCTCTGTTTCTTTGTACACTTTTAAGTTTACTAACTTTAATTTTACCTAGTTTGCCTTGATTCTTTATTTGTGGAGGTGCTTCACCACCTGTAGGCTCATCATCAAAATGTGCATCTTGATAACCAGACGCATCTTGAACATCGTATCCTATACGTGCAAGTTGCTTCATTAGATACTTCGTTTCTTTTTCGCCAGCATACGGTGCAATAACAACATCAGGTTCGTCTACATTAGAACCTGCTGGCATTGACTTTAGATTTGCTAAATTTGTACCAATTTTATAGTGATCATATGCTGTGTCAGACTTTGCTAAGAATGTGTTCTTAGGGTTAGGTATTGCTTTTCCTTCGCTGTACTTTGCTTTACGCTTTGCAATGGTTTTCTTACGCTTCATTTGCGGAGTTTCTAATGCTGCAATTACTTCGTTATAACCTTTAAGCATACTCATAAAGGCATCATAGCCTGTACCACTTAGAACTTTTTCTACACCGTCTGCATTGTAATCTAAGTTATCAATAAAACCTTCTAGTCTTTGTTTTAATCTATTTTTAAGACCATTTAGTGTATATACACCTACGCCTTTAACCCATACTTCTAAGTTATCTGGGTCAAAGTCTTTAACATCATGTATGTCAGCATACTTGCCTTCGGCAAGTCCTAAATTAAATAGTACATTAGTTGACTTACCTTTTACTTTACTACTAAGTGTAGGAGGATTGCCACCCTTGTCAACCTTGTTACCAAACTTTCCTGCTTCTTTAGGTATTTGATTTACATCCACATCTACTGTAGTGTTTACACCTTTTACAATTCTACCATCTTCTGCAAGTTCTTTAAACTTCATTTCTTGCGTCCTCTGAATTGTACTGGTCCAGTCATGTACGGTTTTGAAAACCATAACTTAAACCATTCTGCATCACCAGGTTTTACACCTAGTTTCTTTTCTTTCTTTTTTAGTTCTGCGGCTGTGATAGATGGATTTTCATCTATCTTGTATTCTGAGTAGCCTTTGAATTCGTTTATGCCTGCTAACTTTTTGAGAACTTCGATGTCCATGCGTCTTTATCTCCTTTAGCGGCTGCCTTTCTTCTAGCGGCTATTTTATCTTTAACAGAATCTTCTTCTGGTGGTCTTTTCTTTGTTACAGTTGTACGTTTAGGTGTCTTTGTAACAAAACCTAGTATTTCATTTATATCTTCATCAGTAATAGTATATGCTCTATCACCTCTAGTTTTAATTTCTTTACCTACAAGCATTTTAAGAACACGTGATAGTTTATCTATATCTTCTTCTTTTTCAATAGCGTCTTGTATCATTTTAGTAAGAAATGATCTTAATGATGCTTTATTAACAACTAAATCACCTTCGTCTATATCTTTACCTTTAGCACGTTGATCGTCGACCCAGTCTTCATATTCTCGAGCACTTTGTACTTTGTCTGAATCTGGATCATAACCCATTGCTATAAGTTCTTCTGAGCTTTTGTTAGGTTTTTCAGGACGTATGCCTTCTGTTGCTGGCTCTTTATCTTTGATACCCATACCGTTACGCACAGCATCGTACATTGTTTGTGCTAGTTTAGGATCTGGTACACCTTGTGTAAATGCTTCTAGATTACCCTCAGCGGCAGCAAGTCTCATCTTGCTTGCACTCATTCCTTCGGCACCTTCTGCATCTGGGTCACGTGCTCCTGCACTTACAACTTTCAGTGTGTTAAATTCAAATGGTATTTTGCCTGATTTATCTGGCTTGCCATTGTATGTATCGAACATAGTTTGGAAGCCTTCTACTCTGTCGCTACCTGCAACAAATATAAGATCAGTATATCCTAAACCTTGGAGCATTTCTAATGCTTGCACTGGTGTACGAACACTTTGGTGCCCTACATTAATACCAGGAAAAAACTTTTTGGCAAACTTTAATTTAGTAGCAAAATCTAATGGATCTGTTTTTGGCTTTTGTGTTTGCGACAAGAACAAATAATGATCGCCGTCGTGCTTTTTTATTTGATCCACAAGTTTGCTATGACCAATTGTTGGAGGATTAAGTCGACCAAAAGCAAGAACTGCCTTTTTTGCTGGTGCTTCAAACAGTTCTCGGAGAAACATTAGTATTCCCCTTCTTCTATGTTCTTAATTTCCTCAGACTTAATACGTTCGATAATTGACTCTTGATCTACATCAGTAAACACACTTTGTGGAGGATCTAAATCATACTTTTTACAGTATGATTCCATTGCTGATTTTACTAAAGGCAAAAGAGCTTCATTAAAATTAATATCTTCACCAGCTCTAAACTTATCTGAAAGTAATGACATTACAGGATAGTATTCTTTTCTGTAAAACATGGGGTCGTTTTTCATATAACATTGGCAATCTTGTGCAACGTCATATGGTAAAGTAAATTCGTCTTTTTTATCTAGTTCAAAAAGTTTCATATTACCACTTCCTACATGACCAGTAACGTGCCTTAGTTCTTGGACCCGGGTTATCACAGTTGTGTCTAGCACGGAATGAACGTCTACGTGCTGGATTTGACTTTTTAATCTTCATGTTAGGATCGCCAAAATTAACTTTCTTTACATTCTTGGTCTTTGGGTCCTTAACATATACTTTGAACTTCTTAACATCACCACGCATTGGCTTGCCTAGCGGAACCTTACGTCCTTGATATTCTGCTTCGTCAATAATATCGTCATCATTATACCACATAACGCCATATTCTTCAAAAAAGTCATCACCGTCATATGTTTCTTCTGTAACAACAGCATCACCATCAGTAGATATTTCAATATCAAAATCTTCATACCCTTCACTGAACATAAGATTTGCTAGTCTATTAGCATACTCGTCTGCTTCATCTTCTTCTAGCAATCTTGGTAAGGGAATTTCAATTACTGTAGCACCTTGCTCACTTTCGTATATCTCTTGACTAGGAAAAATAGACTCGTCTAATCTATTAACTTCTTGTTTTTCCATTACTATTCTTACAAAATGTTCCATGTTGTTACCTTAATGATTTAAATTAATACTATTTACAGTGCCATCAGTCCAATTACTAACATAAGCTCTTACCCAAACATAGTTGCCTGTAAAGTTATATATGTGTGAGCCTGTATTATAAACACCGCTATCGTCGGTGCTAGTAAGTTCTGTATTTGAAATAGTAAACCAATCATCTGCGCCAGGATCAACAGCAAGTGTACCCTGCATTTGTATAGTTCCTTGGAACCCGCTCACTGTATATTGTACAGTGTGAAGACCATCACTACGACTATAGTAACCGTCCCCTTTATATTTGTCACCAGTATGGGTCTGTACGCTACTATCCCCTACGTGTGTTTGTGTTGATAAAATTGTTTCACTATTGCTCGGCATATAGTTATTTATCTATATTTTGCGTACTGATAACTCTTTGGACAGATTGGAAATTATGTCCAACAAGTAGACTGATAAGTTGTAAAACTTTTTCATCTCTAACATACATATACAAGTTGGGGGCAAATCCCTTTTTTACTTCTTCTAACGCTATTCTACCAATTTTTACTTTGTCCGAGTTGCGTGTAATCCAATTATGAAAGTTCTCATCTATAGTTCTTGCATTAAAATAAACTTTATATTCGTAATCAAACGGTCCGTTGACTAATAAAACATTTTTTTCAAGCAAGTTTAAGTGCTTTAAATTTGGTTGCCATAGTTCGTCTATCGTGATTTTACTACAAACATTATTAATAACACTATTACTGTTAGTATATAAGCACATATCATTGCGCTCTATACGTAGTTTATACTCGTCGTGATCAAAATGCGAAAATAGGTTTAGTAAGATTTTTGCATCATCAAAATGCCTACGGTCAATATAACTTGTCCTATTAAACCCCCAAGTTTTAACAATTTGATGCTTATCGTCTACCATTTGCTGTAGTAGATCTATTTCTTTGCGAGCATAATTTAGATTTTTATCTCTAAAAATAACAGCAAGCTGGTTGTGTATTACCAGCTTGTACAGGTACTTGTTATAGAAAAGTTTTTTAGTTTCAAAGTTCAACAAGTGATTCCCCTAAACTTTCCAAGTATAGGCTTTCATCATCTTCGTTGAATTTAATTGTTACACTACCGCCAGATTTTAAATTACCAAAGAGTAATTCTTTTGATAGTGGACGTTTGATTTCATTATCAATTACTCTTGCTAACGGTCTTGCACCCATTTTAGGATCGAAACCTTTATCTACAAGATAGTCTAATGCTTCAGAATCAACTTCGATCTTGACTCCTTTATCTTTTACCATGTCTTTAAGTTCAACTAAGAACTTACCAACTATCTTCAACATAATTTCTTTAGAAAGTTTCTTGAATATAATAGTTGCATCAAGTCTGTTACGGAATTCTGGAGCAAAGAATTTCTTAAGTGCTTTATCTTCATATTCTAATTCAAACTCGTCGTTGAATCCAATTAGATTTTTCTCTGCATCACTTGCACCTAGGTTAGTTGTAAGGATAAGAACACAATTACGTGCATCTGCTTCTTTACTGTTACTACCTGTAACTTTACCATTATCCATTAACTGTAGTAATATTTGTGAAACATCTGGGTGTGCCTTTTCGATTTCATCTAACAGTAACACACAGTTTGGATTTTCTTGTAGTTTTGTAATTAACTGGCCAGCATCTTCTTCGTAACCTACATAACCTGGAGGCGACCCAATTAGTTTAGCAACACTGTGCTTCTCTTGATATTCACTCATATCAAAACGGACTAGTTTTACACCTAGTTGTTCTGCTAGTTGCTTGGCTGTTTCTGTTTTACCTGTACCGGTTGGCCCCATAAAGATAAAACTACCAATTGGCTTATCGTCAGGTTTAAGACCTGCTTGTGCAACAAGAATTTTATCAACAATTTTATCAATTGCTTCGTCTTGTCCATACACCGCTTTTTTCATGTTGGTTTCTAGATGTGCTAGATTACTTGTTTCTTTCTCTGCAATATTTTCAACAGGCATGTTAATCATCTTAGCAAGTTCAAATTGAATTTCTTCCTCTGTTACTAGTTTTTCAACTTCAGGATCTTTCAAATTAAATCTACTACATGCTACATCAATTAAGTCAATAGCCTTATCAGGAAGTTTTTTATCTGTTTGATACTTTACACTTAATTTTACAGCAGCTTCAATTGCTTGCTCTGTGATTTGTGTTTTGTGATAGTCCTCATAGTACTTTTTAATACCACGTAGAATATCTTTTGCTACTTCTGCATTTGGCTCGTCAACTGTAACACGTTGGAAACGGCGCATCAATGCACGATCTTTTTCAAAGCTCTTACGGAATTCTTCCCAAGTAGTTGAAGCAACAACTTTTAAGTTACCTTTTGCAAGTGCTGGCTTTAACATATTAGCCAAATCGTTTGATTTGTCTTGCCCGCCTGCTCCTGCTCCGCTCATCATATGAGCTTCGTCGATAAACATTACAGTTTTGCCTTTTTTCTGTAGTCCTTTGATGACTAACTTTAGACGTTCTTCAAAGTCTCCACGATATTTAGAGCCAGCGAGCATAGCACCAATATCTAGATTGTATACTTCATACTCTTTTAGGAATTCTGGTACATCGTCATTTACAATTTTAAATGCTAAACCTTCTGCAATAGCGGTTTTACCAACACCTGGATCACCAACTAAAAGTACATTATTTTTTTGACGGCGTCCTAGTGCAAGAGCAATAGCATCTAGTTCTTCTGAACGTCCGATAATAGGATCTACACGTTGTTTTCTTACTTCGTCGTTTAGATTAGAAGTAAATGCACGAAGTGCTTTTGCGGCTGCACCGCTTAATTCTTCATCATCAAAGTCTTCATGCTCATTCGAAATGTAATCTGCAAATCTGTCTTTAGAAATGCCTGCTTTTTCTATCCAATATGTAGCAATAGATTTCTTTTCATTTAGTATACTAATGAATACATCGCTTAGTTCTATTTGATTACGACCGCTAAATAGAACTTGAGTAAACGCTCTGTTTAGAACACGTTCAACAGCCTGTGTTTTTTTAGGCTTGTGCTTTGTTCCGTCAACTTTAATATCATCTAAAGCGGTTTTTAAATGATTTTCTAAATTAGATTTTATAAAGGCAGGGTCAGCACCATAACCTGTAACTATGTTTTCAAAGTTTTCTTCGCAAAGCATAGCGAATAGAATATGTTCAACTGTAACATACTCGTGTTGAAGTTTTCTAGCATCTGCGATTGCTTTTTCAAATACTAATTGTAGTTCTTTGCTTGGTTCAACCATGTGGATATTTTTTCCTTAATTTTATTTGCTTCTTTCTTGCCATATCAAGTTTAAGGCGAGATACACGACTAGTAAATTCGATACCCTGTAAGTGATCGTATTCATGTAAAAAACATCTTGCATCTATATCGTATAATTCTATTATACATTCTTTTTGCTGTGTGTCAAGATATTTTACAACAATACCTCTAGGTCTACTAACCTTTAAAAACAAATTTGGATGACTTAAACACCCTTCTGGCATAGATTCTGCGTTTACTGTTACTTGCTCTATGCTTGGGTTAATAATTGTAAGTGGACTATTATCTTCTAGCAAATGCGGCTTCATAACAAAAATTTGTCCATTGAACCCAACTTGATTTGCACTCAATCCTATTCCGCCTTCTTGCTCCATAATTTCAAGCATTTCTTTGGAAATTTGTTCGGCATCGTGCTTTTCGAAATCAAAAGGATCTACAACCTTTTCTAACCACGGATCTGGAGATTTAATCAGTTTCATTGTTTATTATCTTTTTCATACTTTTTATATACTCTAACACCTGTGGGTTATCTATTTGTGGTATATGAGCATTTATTATTATATATGCGTTTCCACGCACACCATTACGTCTGTCTGGTAAGCCATGTTGTGCTATATTAAATCTACATCCTACCTTCGTTCCTTTAGGTATTTTAAGATCTAACTGTCTTCCTTCAAGTGTATCTACTATTATACTAGTTCCTGTAATTAAGTCAAGAGCATTTACAGAATATTCTCTATAAAGATTTATACCATCTCTTTGCCAATCTGTGTGAGGTAGAATTTGTATTTTAACATGTAAATCTCCTCTAGCAAATTGTAAGAAATCATCTCCTAAGCCTCCATATCTTATAGTATCACCATCTCTAATACCAGGAGGTATGTTTATCTCAACTGTTTCGGTGTTGCCGCTTCTTAATTTATAACTTGCAATTAGATTCTTACCTTTGAGAACATCTTCAAGTGTTACTTTAGCGGCAATAGTAATATCCTTGTTTCTACGAGGAGGTGGTCTAAACGGGTCTGTACCGTTTCTAAACATTTGACCAAACAAGTCCTGTATGTCAGGATTGACATTGTTAAAATCAAATCCTCTCTGATACTGTCCAAATTGGGGTTGAGGATTATCGTACTCAGCTCTCTTTTGCGGATCAATTAAAGTTTCATATGCATCTTTAATTTGCACAAACTTTTTACTATCACCGCCTTTGTCAGGATGATGCTTTGCCGCTAATTTTCTAAAAGCGGTTTTAATTTCTTTATCGGTAGCTGTTTTAGATACGCCTAGTACGGAATAGTGGTCCATACTATTACTTATTGATTATGCTGTTACTTTTTACTAGTTCCGGTGTATAAACCAAACCATGCAGCACCAGCACCTACAACAATACTTACAAGTCCTGACTGTTCCATTGTAGGATCTTCAATACCCATGTACCAAATTACAACTTTGTACAGCAAGTAAATGTATGTAGTTATAAAAATGCGTGGAAAAATTCTCCAACTGTCAACAGCTTTTGCTAGATCAATCCATGATTGAAATCTATTTTTTGAACTGTCTACTGTATTTGTATCTACTTCTAGTTCTATGTTTACTTTTTTTGTTTGAATTTCGTCACTCATTTTTTCTTACCCTCTAATTTCTTAATTCTAGCATCTAGTTCTGGCCAAACATCAAACTCGTGTAGTTCTTTACATGGATGGCTATGCTTTTCTAGTTTAATAATTCTAGTTTCTAGTTCGTCGATCTTACGGGCTATATTGGGATTTACTTTACGCCAAGCATGCGGATCTTGGTTAAACCAAGTCCAACCAAACTTGTCTCTAATGCTATCAAGTAACCAATCCCATTTACCGTATGCCCAAAGCGCAATACGTGTATCTCTAATCCATGCAATGAATAAAGCACCAAAGATACTACCAGCTATTGCTGTATAAATCCATAGACGATCACTCGCCATGCGTTCTATCATTTCCCACATAAATGTGCCCTCTTTTGTTATACTGTATTTATTAAAAAATAAGGGTATTTAGGTAGAAGATAGCAAACATTGCAAGTAATGCTGATATTTGTATAAGGGTAGGAATAGCAACAAACAGTTTCATTACACTAAAGTCACTTTTTCGGAAGTAATCGGTGTTCTCCCAATTTTTGATATCCTTGGGTGTTGCTTCAGTATAATTCTTTGTTGCCATTTTTTAGTTGTACGTTGCGGCGTACATAATTAATAAAGGTAGTGCAAGTGGTGTTGTTAACATGAAAACAAAATTAATTGCTTCACAAAATTTACAAACCTGCTCGTTCTCCTTTAGTTTCAATATTAATGTGCTCATTATCTCCGTTAGTCCTGTGTGTTTCGTTTGCCATATTTCTCATAGTAAGGACATAGTGTAAGTCATGCATAGGTGCATACTTCAAATAAAAGTAACTTACTACGATACTAGCAAAACTTATTAAAATAAATTCCATTATATGTTTACTCCAAATAATGAAATCACAAAAATAGCCACAAGAAAAGTTACTTCAAGATGATCTCGAATTTTCTCATAGTCATATTTTTGAAATTTCACTTTATAATAATATTAGTAATTTTTATATTATAATATAACAATATAATATATTTGTCAACCTTATTTATCAAAAAGTTTAAAAAGTGGGTATATTATGATTTTAATTAATATGCTCGGAGCGAGATTTTTTTGCGGTGTGTGTAACACCTGTACGTGTTACATATGAATCAGGAAGAATACCTTTACTTCCGCATTTGTCATTTAAAACGTCTATCAAGAACCACATACTTACAAAACAAACAATAGCTAGTAAGACTGTAAGTATTATGATAGTCATCATTCGTATATTATTTTTATACCTCTACGAATAAGTTCTCGTCTAACTTTATTTTTAATTTTTGGTTTAGCAGATAGACTGTTTAGATATTCTATTAGTTCTTCTTTAGGTGTTTGTTTTAGATAGAAATGGACCTCTTTGTTTTTACCGGTTGCTTTATCCCTTATTGAATGACTGGGCTTGAATTTTTCCGGCACTATTTAGGTCCTCCGTTATGGCCAATCATGCTGTCATCTTTTTTAATCATGCTGTCTAAAAAAGTGCCTTTTCGACCTGCTTTCTTTTCTTCCCAATCTTTAATAGCACGTTGAATACTATCTTCTGCTAGTACAGAACAGTGTATTTTGATAGGCGGCAATTCTAATGCTTCAGCAATTTCTTTATCTTTTATCTGCTTTGCTTCTTCGATTGTTTTGCCGATAAGCATTTCGACAAACATACTACTAGATGCTATTGCACTTCCGCAACCATAAGTTTTAAATTTTACATCTTCTATAACTTCAGTTTCTGGATTAAGTTTTAGATCTAGTTTCATAACATCACCACATGCAGGAGCACCTGTCATGCCTATAGCAACGTTTGGATCGTTAGGGTCAAACCGACCTACCCCATGAGCGCCTGGGTTATTTGTAACCTGCTCAAATCGGTCGATTACTTTTTGTGAATATGCCATAATGTATTGAAAATTAATTAGTGTATATTATATAACACTAATGTATTTATGTCAACCTATTCAGGTTGTGTTTCTTCTTGCTCACTTTCGTAATATTCTTTGTAAGCATCTATAATTCTATTTTGCTTTAGCATGTATGCACGTATTTGTGCATAATTCATTCTAAAGTTTTCATAGTTTTCATCGGTCAAACCTATTAGCACAGGGTCAATACCTTTTGCTTCTAGATCTGCAAAAACCTGCTCTGCATTTTCTCTGTTAATTATAATCCAGCGAACTTCTTCCAGTTGTGCAGGTTCGGGTAGAGGTAAATTTAACGGCTGTCTTGCAACTTCTGTTTTTAATACTTCAACTGGCTTGATAGTACTACATCCACTAATAAGGGACGTAGTTAGGATTAGCAAGCTCAGGACAAACAGTGTTGATCTGTGACTTCTTTGTAGCATTTAACTCCTCTTCGGTTAATTCGGCGCCACCTATTATTTCAAAGCAACGTCTTTCATTAACTTCATCTTTATTTAATATACGCTCTATACTTAATGGTCTTTCAACTGATAAAGCGCCTATATCTCTTTCTACTCCAGACGCATTCAACTGGTTAAATTTTTCATTTAAATTATTGATATTTGTCTGTAACATTCTATTTACATCTTCTAAGTCATTACGTACCTGAGTAATGGCTTCAAAGTCTCTTTGTTGTTGTTCTATTAGTGCTTGTTGTTCCTGTATTCCATCCTCAAGTTTTACAATATTCATCTTTGCTGTGTCAAGGTCGCTTTGTAACTTCTTGACATACCAGAAGCCACCGCCTGCACTAGCAAGGATAATTAAAAATATTGCAATTCTTAGACTACTAAACATTAACGTGTTTGCCTACTACTTCAATTAGATCTTGTACAGTACCAATATCAAATGTTTCCTCTTCTGGAATTTCAATATCAAGTTTTTTAGTAACTTGCACTACAACATCAACTATATCTATCTCATCTCCGTCTAGATCATCTAAAAAATGACTTGCGGGAGTGAACTCTTTTTCAGCACCGAAATGATCTTTCAGTACTTGCATAATAACATCTACATACATAATTTTATCCTAATAGTTCTCCGAGTGTAGCAGGACCAGCAATGCCGTCAGCTACTAGGCCTTTGCTTGCTTGCCACTCTTTTAATACACGTTCTGTGCCAGGTCCAAAAATACCATCAGCACTAATACCTAGTGCTTCTTGCATCATTTTTACACCTTCACCTCTGCAACCTTTGCGGAGCACTCCGATATCATCAATATCAAAGTCATCGTCTCCATTATCATCTGCAATACTTACAGGGTTGCCTAAAATTTCCATTGCAGATACATAACGTTTTTGACGATCGGCTAACCCAATGTTACCACCGTTAATTTTCTTAGTCATTTTAACAACGTCATCAGTATCAGCAATGCTGTTTAAGTTGTTTGTATCCCAGAACCAGCATGCTGATTCAACAGCACCTTTTTCTGTAGCAACATACACAGCTGCTTCTTCGGCAGACATATTAACTGATGCTCCAAACCGTGTATAATTCTCACGTCCAGTTAACTGTTTTAAACCACGACCACGGAACAACCAACCGTCGCCTTCTTTAACATTGCCCATCTTGTATTTACGGAACTCGTCCATGTATACATAGTTTGCAATTTTCTCTGGGTTTCTTGCATATTCAGCAGCATTACGCTTTGGCGGCGCACCAAAGTAGCGACCAAATACAGCATTTAATGCTTTTTCACTATAATTTAGATTTTCTTGTAAACTTTTGAAGTTTCCACTTTCATGAGCACATTGACTTAAAAAGTGTGCTACTCTTCGCTTAGTATTAATTTCATATTTAGGCATAATTGCTATCAAAGCATCATACCACTTATCCACATCTTTATTTCCTGGGATTATTTTTGCAAGGTGATCTCTAGTGAATTCAAAGTCCATATTTCTTCCTGTTAATGCTACTTACGTAGTCTTTCTACAACTAGTGTATTGTTACTATTATCTAGCGATAGTTTATTACCATATTTAGTAATGTTGTAATCGCCAAGGTATTTACTTAAAAAGATAATTTCAGCAAAATCATCTGTATTAACTCTTTCGTTTATGTTTGCGATAGTGTTTATCGTTTCTCCAAAATCAATGACTCTAAATTGGATTGGTTCTGCATACACTTTTTTAAGTGTTAGTACGTCACCTGTCATATACGATTCTTCTAAGTAACTTTTGTTAAAGAAATCTTTGTAATTATTTAGACGTGTTTCTTGGATTTTAATATCGTAAGTATTACTGTCTAATGGAATCTCTTCTGCAAGACTATCTTGCGTAAGATCTTTTGATTTAAAATTTTTGTAGTATCTAAATTTTAAACTTTCTATGTCAGACAGTTTACAAACACCGTCTGCAATTTCCATAACTTGTTCTGGAATATGTTTTGATCTTTCTACTTCTACAAAAACTTTATATGTGCCATCACTTTGTTCGCCTGGTGTAGCATCAGCATCTAAAACAAAGTCATACCCTTTTTCTAAAAAATTCATTAGATCATTAGCCGCTTCTTTTTCCTTAACACTAAATGCTAATGTTACTATGTCTTTATCTTCCCCCATTTTTGATTTGAAACTATCAATTTCAAAAATGTCGTAGACCATGTTTTTTAAATCTGATTTAAGTAAACCCATTAGGCTAATTCTCCTGCTGGTTCAGGTGTTGCTTCTACGTCGGCTTGCTGTGGCTCTTGTTGTGCTGTTGCTGGAACAGCAGGTTCAGTAACTTGCTCTTTGTAACCACCGTAAATATCTGCAAGTAAACTCTTAGGCATTTCAATGTTTACAATCCATATAGGTTTACGATCAAGTTTACCTTTTTTAGTGCCGTCACGCATGTCGCTAGGTTTCTTAATTTTACGGGGTACAATTATATCATCTTTTTGATAAGAAACTTTGCAATCATAATCTACTAAACGCTTGCCACCCATAGGATCTGGCATGTTGTTCCGATCCCACATAAACTTACAAGATACCCAATGTCTTGTTATATCAGGACCTTGTAATAATTCACCATCTTGCCAGTTATCATATACATACAGGTCTAGTTCATCTAGCACTCTTTCAAAGTCTTTTAAGATTTGAAACGCCGAATCGCTATTATATATGTTTTCAACATTTTTTATAATATCTAAAGTATCTTGCATTTGTACTCTCCGCTATACTTATTTATCGTATTTAAGATCATAACAGACAGTTTTTCTCTGCTGATCAAATGGTAAATACTTTTGTACAATATGTCATTGTACACTATTCCATAGGAGGAAACTTAATGGGAGCAAAAAGGAAACAGCGTAATAACGCAAATCCAAACTTTCAAAATGTCGTAGACATTAATTTTCACAAAAAACAATCTAAAGAAATACAAATATTACCCAGAAATAGAAACCAAGAAGCATACGTGTTAAAGTTGCTCGACCAATCAAAAGACATAGTCTTTGGCGTAGGTCCTGCAGGAACAGGCAAAACTCTTTTGGCTGTGCAAGTTGCTGTAAAACTATTTAAACAAGGCGTAATAGATAAAATAATTGTAACTAGGCCCGCTGTAAGCGCAGACGAAGATCTAGGATTCTTACCAGGTACATTAGAACAAAAAATGGCACCTTGGACAAGACCTATCTTTGACGTACTAAGAGACTATTTTAGTGCGAGAGAAATAGAAGGCATGATCGAAGAACAAATTATAGAGATTGCGCCTTTAGCATATATGCGTGGTCGAACATTTAAAAGGAGTTTTATATTAGCTGACGAAATGCAAAATACCACACAAAACCAAATGAAAATGTTACTTACTAGACTAGGCGAAGGCTCAATGATGGCCGTTACAGGCGACTTAGCACAAGCTGATAGGCTAAAGGACAACGGTTTATTAGATTTTATGAAACTGTTGCAAACAAGTAATGTATCTTATTTGGACATAGTCCAGTTCGAACAGGGAGATATAGAAAGACATAAAGCTGTAAAAGAAGTACTCCAAATATATGGAGACGAATAATGAAAGGGGCTTTATGCCCCTTTCAATTCTTCAGCTAGTGGGAAAATTTTTGCAATAACTTCTGCACAAGCATGAGCAATTTCCATATGCTCTTTTTGTGTGCCGTTAGCACCTCTTAATTCTATGTAGTGAATCCAGCTACGTAGTGTACCATTCATATACAATCGTGTTTTAGTAAGTCCTTCTGGTAATACTTTGCGAGCTACTTCTTTTGCAATACCGTTTTCAATAGCCCAATCATAAGCTCGGCCTGCTGTGAATATTACATCCTGTTGTAATTCTTCCCATTTTACCATAAGTTCAGCCATACCTTCTTGTGCCATATCAAGTTCAATAGAATTTTGTCTGTTTTTATTATCCTGCAACCGAGCTTCACTAGTAATAAAGACTTCATCGCCCATTTGTCCCGGCTCTGCATAACGTTGACTAAACTCTTGAAAGGCAAAACTACGATGACGCACAATCTGATGTGCAATATCACGAGTAGTATCTATTTCTAAACAAGCATTTACCATCTCAAGCGGTGACCAGTGTGCATGTTTAATTAAATATTTTACAAGTTTTTCACTTGTTTCTGAGTTCATTTGATTTGCAGGGTTTGAAACCCTAGCACAAAATGCTACAAGGTCTAATAAATCGTCGCTGTTCATACCTTCAGCAACAAAGTCTTCAGTTGGTTTTGTGTAACTAACTAGTCGTACGTTCATTAATTTTATCCTCTCCGTATCTTCCACGATCGCGATTCCCGTCGCTATTAAGTTCAGTTATATCTTGCTGTACTTCTTTATAATTCTTTTTACCAAAAATACTATTCCAATTATCAGTCATTTGTTTATCGGAAATGTTTTGGGGCCTACGATTACTGCCTTTACTCATGTTATGTCCTTAACCGGTATAATACCGAATTCTTCGTATTTGTTAGGATACTCATCCCATTCTTTTGCATCTGGTAATGGTTCCTTTTGATCTATTATGTTTATGTTCCAATCAGAAACACGTCTATTAATTTCATCCCACTTTTCTCTAAGTTCTGGACTAAGCTCTGATTCAGATACTATAGCATTAGCAGGACACTCAGGAACACAAACACCACAGTCTATGCATTCATCCGGATTAATTGCTAAAAAGTTTTCTGCTTCATAAAAACAATCTACTGGGCAAACAGCTACGCAATCGGTATGCTTGCATTTAATACAATTATCTGTAACTAGATAGCTCATTATTTTACCAAACTAGTTAAAATAATAAAACCAAGTACTAACCACATAGTAATACCAATTTTAACTAATTGATTAGTTTTCTTTTTACCTGCAATTAATCCTAAAGTTTTTAGATCTTTTTTTACACTCATAATCTTGCTAGTCTAATTAGCGTTGCCGCTAAGTTAATTTCTGGATCAACGACCAATGTATGATCTACTAACCCCTGCTTAATAATTAGCACAGCTTGGTCTTGTTGCTCCTCAGATCCGAACAACTCAATGTTATCGTACAACCAACGATAAATTTCTTCCATCTCTTCTGGACGTACAGCACCACAAAGCATTTTACGTGCTTCTTGAATTTTGCCTGCTTTAAACAGTTCGACCATGTCTAGTTTCCAATCAGCTTCGCCCGTGTCACCTTCATTAGGCTTTAGCAAACTGTTGTCTTGCACATTCATTTGTACTGTGTTAATACACTTACGCAAGTCTGGATATGTTGCTTTTACATAGGTATCGAGCGTATCCAAATCAGGAGTAACACCTTCGGTAATAAGGATTTCAGCAACTCTAGCTGTGAACTCAGTTTGGTCAATTTTAGCAATGTGGAAACCTTGACACCTACTATGCAAAGCGGGTATAATACGATTTGGATAGTTACAAGTAAGAATGAAACGAGAAGTAGTATGATACTCTTCCATAACACCACGCAACGCCGCTTGAGCGTTGGGAGATAAGTAGTCAGCCTCATCAAGTAGCACCACCTTAAAGTCCCCAAATGGGATCATCTGTACAAAGTTTACAATTTTATCACGAACATCATCTACTGAGTTTGTTCGCGATGCGTTAATTTCTAGTATGTCTAGATCATTTACATCAAGTTCGTTAAAAAGTAATTTAGCAAGAGTAGTTTTACCAATCCCAGCATTGCCACTAAAAAGCAAGTGCGGAATAGTTTTATCTTTGATCCACTGTTGTACTTGCTTCTTTTGTGCGTCATCTCTAAATACATAACCATCTACATTTTTTGGACGATATTTTTCTACCCAAAGTTCTTTCATCGTTTAAGTCCTAATTCTTTATATGCTAATTGCACACCTCTAGATTGAAAATAAGCATCAGCAAGTGCATTGTGTAAATCACTTTGTCCTAGTAGTTTTCTAGGATCTGTTTCACAACAACCAAACAGTGTTCTGCTATCTTTAATCTGCCAAAAATTCCAAGGTATAGGTTTTCCAATATTCCTATACATATCTTCAATAATAGTTATGTCAAACCCATAACCATGGCCCCAAATTGTGTCTACACCTACTGACCATTTGCTAAGTTGCTTCAGTGCTTCTTCAACAGTAATACAGTTTTCTTGATCAAACGCTTCTTCCATTACTTTAGGATCTTGTTTGCTCCACCATTCAATCGTACTGTCAGATACAGTTCTGCCAAGTTTATCTTGATCGTCTACACAAATTTTAAAGTACATTTCGCTGTGTGGTTCTGCATCACTGGTAGGATCAAACTTCACGGCACCTAGACTTAAAACTGTGCAACTTGGTCTAGTGTCAAGGGTTTCTAAGTCGATCATGCCATGAATCATTAGTTCATTCTCCTATTTTCTTGTCCGATACCTGAAATAATAAGCATGATATAAAGTAGAGGCCATGCCCAGCCTGTGATATACCCAGTAATATGCAATACCATAAGACTTACGCCTGTAAGTCCAGTAGTGCCAATACCTGAGCTTTGATTAGGAATCCGCATTAGTTCTCCTTGTAAACTTTTATTGTGTTAGTATACAATATAAATGCGGAGTTGTCAAGTGATTTTTTAGATAAATTTAGTAAGTTCTGGCGACTTCCAGCCTTCTGGCTTTAGTACCTTACCATCTTCTCGTTTGATAACTTTGCCTGTCTCTGGATTAATCTTAGCAAAGTTTGTATCCATTACTTCTTTCCAAGCATCTTGCCCTTTAAAGCCTCCTGCTCGAACGGCGCCTAATGTAACAACAAGAATGTCAATTAATGCATCTAATTGTTCAACTCTATCATTTTCTGCAATAGCTTCTTCTAGTTCGCCTACTTCTTCTCGAATTAAATCAAGATACATTTTGTAGTTTGCTTCGCTCGGTTCTTGATCGCAAGCCGTTGCGAATTTATTAATGTCTTCAAATACGTCTGTCATGTTATGCCTTATTGGTTTATAAATGATCCAGGATCGATTGTTGCAGGACCGTCTGAGTATTCTGCACCGATCTGTACACTTTCTGGTTTTTCATCTGAGTAAGCAAGTACAGCGGTTTCTTCAATCATACGAATTTCTCGTTCGCCATCGTCGGTTTCTATTTTCATACCACGTGTCCACCGACCGTGTTCGATTAAAATCCAGTCTCCTACCGAATACTCATCTTTGTTGTCAGGGCCTTTAGAATAAACACGAGCCCAGCGAGGATATATTCCTCTAGTTTTACCATCGTCGTTGCCGAGGATAATGCCACCTTTAGTAACCTGTTCGCCAAAATGCATATCAGTTACTAGTACTCTTTTCCCAATAGCTCTTGGGTTGCCTTTTATTGCATTTATATTTTTAACCATTAGTCACCTTTTTGCACAAAATTGCCGTCTTCGTCTTCTACCCAACCATCGTCCATTTCTTCAAACTCTTTAAGTTCTGCTTCAGATGGTGTAGCTTCAGCCTCTTTTTGCTGAGCTCTTGTAGTAGTTTTAGATTTGACAGTTTTTTGAACAACAGGTTCTTCTTTTACAACATCAGATACAGTAACCGCAGGTTCTTCTGATACAGGCATAGATCCCTTATAGTAATCTTTAATTACTTGTTCACGCTTACGAACAATTTTACCACCTGGGCCAAGCTCATCACCTCGTGCATTTACACGAGCATTGCCTACCGCAGGAGTTAATTCATTCTTCTTACGCAACAAATCCATATCAATCTGTTTGCCTTGCATTGTTGTATAGGTCTTTTGACCTTTTTGTCTCATTGCCATAATGCTTCTCCTATTATGTACGTATTTATCTTAAGAACTCTCGCCAATCCAAGTCATATTGGATTGAATTTATCTTATGAACACCTATTAAGTATAACACATAACTTGCTACACTTGACCCACGTCCTACACCCCATACAATGTTATTCTCACGCATAAAGTCTACTAGATATACCATATAGCGTAGTAGGTCATACATACCACGCTCTTTATACGCTTCTAGTTCTTGTTCTACCCGCATCCATTCTGTAGAGTTATATACAAAATCAACTCCGGCGTGTTGTTTTTCTTCCATTACTTTTGCAAATAACCATTCTTCAATCGCAAGCGATTTATATTCTTCTGGCATAAACCATTCGCCCTGACATACACCGTCAAATGTTTTTTGATCTACATCTAGTGGAATATACTTTTGCAATGGATTCATACCTTGTTCTTCCATTGCTGTATTAAACTTGTCTATGTCATCGCTAGGATCGCATAAAACCACATGAACTTTATCCGCATCTCCATTATAGATCATATCTATAAGATCGCGATTAGAGAATCTTGGTATTCCTAGAGAATCTGTTTTCATAAGCATATATGTATTTTAACTGATATTAATCAGATTGTCAAGTCCATTTTCGCTGTCATCATTTGCTTTTTTCATTGCTTGTGCTCTACGTACAGAAAGTTCTTCTGCATACATATTCATAATGACTTGAATCTGTTCTTGAACAGAGGGGTTTCTTGTTAGCCAGTATTTTCTTCTAAGATCTAGTAACTTTTCTTCAACTTCAGTATCTGACAATAGAGAAAAGTCGTCAACTAAAGGATTAAACATTTACTCAAACTGTCCTAGTACTTTTGCAAAAATAGTGTTACCACCATCGTTAGTCCAAAATTCTAAGATAGTTTGATTTGTATCGCTGTCTACATCTATACTAACACTAGTTGCTGTGGTAGAAGACCAAGAGTCAGTAGTTAATTTTTTCATAGTGTAACTTCCTTCACTACGGAACGTTACTACTCTAGAAACACCAGGTAAATCTGCAACAAGTTCTATAAGCATTCTTGCATAACCACTAGCAGGCCAGTCTGCTAAAGTAAGGTCATCGCCACTATCTACATATGCTTGAGTTAGTATTCCTGATTGATAAACCCCGTTAAGATAACTTATATTTGTTGCGTTGTTAATTGCACCTGCTTCAAACACGCCATCGGCACAATTTTTAAATAATGCTTGTGTTACTTCGTTACCGCCAAAGTTGTTGTCTAGTTCTTCTTGGCTGTCTAACTTATTTTTTAAAACAGCATTTGCTTGAAGTTCTGTAATTTCTGCTCTTGCCGCTGTAAAGTTTTGTTTAATAATATTGAAATTATCTCTAAAACCTTGACTATCGTTATCTACGCCTGCGACAGGAAACGTATCATCAATTGTTGTATCTACTATATTACTGGCCATTTTGTTCTCCTGGTATATTATTTATCTAGCATTAAACATTAAAAACATAATTTGGAAAGACAATATATCTTTCTTCTTGAACTCCTGTTGCACTATCTACAACATATCTGTCAACATCGAAGTTAATTGTTTTAAAATCAAATACTCCGTTATTTAATGCATTTTTTACATTTGTCAGCACCTTTTTCGATTCTCCAGGTTTAACATATGCTAATGGAATTGCTGTAACATAGTCTAGCTCTTGTATACTTCCATCTTGACCTGTACGCATCCATAAAGGTAAGTATTGTCGTTGACTTTTTCCTATTGCTTCTAATTGTTCACGCATGTTTGTTGTGTTACTAATGTACATATTAACTTCGTTAGCATCATTTATAGTAACAGCATCACTATCTGCTTTAATAACGTTTTCTCCACGTTGTCTTAATCTTTGTCTAATAGGTTCAGCATCACTTAGGTCTACATCTACATGTACTTCTGTACCATCACGTAAGAATACATCAATATCGTCATTGTCAACATTTTGAATTAAGTCACCTTCTCTAGTGCCGACAGTCATGCCTGCACCTTGATCTAGTATTATTTCACTATCTCTAAAACGTCCGTCAATTTGTACAATATCAAAACCTGTGTCTTGTGCTGTTTCATCGTCTAATACTTCAAAAGACACAGCATCTGCGGTAATTGCTGGTTGGGGATGACCTATAAAGTTATTTGCAACTTTTCCTTTTTTACTATCTCTCGGATCCACTATTTCTAAGTAAACTACTTCGTAAACAATATCATTAGATCCTGGTTCTTTTGCAATAGCCGTTTTAATATCACCTATATGATACTGACGTCTTTTATGATTCTTTGCTGTTGCTGCTACGTATTCGTCGATATTTTTAGTTTCAATTCCAGCATAGGCAAGCATACTAATTTTTGTTTGTATTCCAAAGTTAGGATCACTTGGTCTATAAATGCTATTTGTTGGGAATATATCAGGATCACTTACAAAACGTTTATATTCTTTACGTACATTAGGGTCTAACATTGGCCTAATATACAAGTTACTATAAAGCGTATTGTCTTGATCGATTATGTCTATTATAAATTCACGTTCAACAGCACTGTATCCAAATCTATCTTCTGCTCTAATTGTAAACTTATATTGTCTGTCTATTGATGTAGTACCACCGTCTAAACTAAAGTCAGCATTGTCAAATGTTGTTAATCCTAAATTTTCTAGTGTACCAAACTGTGTTACTTTACCTATTATTTCGCCTGTATACGCTAATCTAAGCCCGTTTGGCAAACGGCCTTTTATAATACTATAAATTAGTCTAGTATCAGGTACATTTGTTTGTGCGGTGACACGTTTGGTGCTAAAGAAATTGGCTGTAATACTTCCAAGGTTAGCAGGAGTAATCCATGTAATTTCACTATCAACTTCTCCTAATATTCTTATAGTAAATGTTTTAGGAGTCGAAGGATTATTTACGTCTTCATTTGCATAGGTAAGCAATTCTTTTTCAAAAAAGCCGTCTGCAAATAATGCAATACTAACTGTCTGTCCTGTTACATAATCTCTACCAATTTCAAGTGGTCTGTCAAAGTATACTAAATCTTTATCTTTATCTAAAAGGGTACGTTTAATATCGGCACCTGGGAATATAGTTGTAATCCTAGAAGATTTTGTTAGAGCATTATCAGGCGCCCAAAAAGTAACGCTTCCTGTAGTTGCGCCGGCTTCTACATATACAGGTAATTCATTGCCTTCAAATACTCTTATAATAGTTTCAGTAAATGTTTCTGTTTCACCAATTGGTAATTCAGATGCTCCTGCAGCCTCAAGATTAATTGTTATACTATTAGTTGGACTTGTAATCTGCCATTTTCTATAACCATATATATTTTGTATTGTATAACTTTCTGTAATTGTATCTCTAATATAATTTATTTTTTTATCTTTAAATTGTTGTCTTTCAAATAAATTTAATTTTTCTACAAATATGGATTGTGCTTGAGATACTGAATCTTCGGCAAGTGTAAAACTTATGAATGGACGTAGTCCTTCTGTTAATGTAATAATATCAAAGTCTTCGTCTGAACCATCTACTGATTCAACTTTGTAACTACGACCATTTAGTAATAGTGTTTGGTCTTTTAAATCGTTTAGATCATCAATGCCGTCATTTAGTGTAATGCCGTCTTGAACATTTAACGGAAGTTTAAATACCTTAAATGATCGTTCTCCTGCAAGAGTATCTTCATAAAATGTACCTGTTACTACAGCATAATCTAAGTCATTTGTATATCTTGTTGCTCTGATAGTAAACTTATAATCTTTAAAACTCTGAGGTTGGTATGGTATTGTTCCTGTAAGCTCACCGGCAAATACATCTAGTTTTAGTCCCGGCGGCAACACACTTTCTGAGTTATCATTGTTTAATTCGTCAACACTGTATAAAACATTTCCGTCTAAGGTATCTGAATCATACACATCTAGATATATTGTAGCATTATTGTTAGATTTTTTATATCCTAAATCAGCAGGTGTTAACCATTTAGGTTGTCGAATATGTGTGTTATCTGCTTTAAATACACCATTAGATACTTTCATAATAGTGTTATCTGCTCTTAGATAATCATCGCCTACAACATAAATCTTAAATTTTCTTTTTGGTGGGTTTTCAGTTACACCGTCATTGATAGTAACTTTAAACTCATAAAATCTATTTAATTTCTTTGGAACTTGCGGATTTGATTGTGTATCGTATCTTACGTTGTCATAATAGAAACTATCAAAGCCTCTATCTGGTTTAATACTAAAATCATTTGGATATGCATCATAAGGTGCTGTATCAAAGCCGCCCTTTTCAGATTGTTTATCAAGTGCAAGTAAAGGTTCTACAACTCCTTGAATTCTACCTGTTGATGTTAAAGACAAGCCAGGCGGTAGGGTGCCCTCCCCCGGTACTATATAGTATTCTAATATTTGCCCTGCGGCTGTGTCTGCATCTAATGCTAAAAATTGGTAATCTATTATTTGGTTATCTAATACAAATAGGTTTTCATTTGCTCCTATTGGTAGTAGTCCCGGTTGTGTAATCCAAAAAGGTTCGTCTGGTCCTGTTACGTCTATAGTAAATGTTCTATCTTCAACAACTGTGCCTAGAGTTGCTCTAAGTACAAATTTAAATGTTTTAGTAATTTCGACTTCAAAAGGTGTACCAACAATTTCTACACCTTCTAATCTGCATCCAGATGGAAGTTTTCCAGCAATTAAAGTAATATTCGCTTGGTTATCTACAGGTAAAATAAAATCACCTGTTTCTAATTTTACTCTTTCTACAAGTGTTCTTAGTTTGTAGTTATTTGGTTGTGTCCAGATACTTGCCATATAAAATTCCTTACATAGCTATTTATCGGAATTTACAATGTTGGTAATAGTCCGTTATCCGTGTTTAATAGATTAGGACTTGTAAGCGTACCGTAATCAGCATCTACAAGATCTTTTAAAAAGTCTACAAAATTGTCAGTGTTACTTTCAAAATCACCAAAGTCTAAATTAATGAATAAGTCATTTAGTGTTCTTATGTCAACATCGTATACATTACTTTGTACGTTTGTACCTGTAAGTGTTCCTACATTTAAAATAGCAAAGCCGTTTGCGTTTAGGTTAGCATTTAGGGTTGGATTTGTGTCAGTTTCTAGTGATGCATTTCCGCTAATGGTTACAGAGTTGTTTGATTCGTTTGCCTGCGTAGTTATGCCACTACCGCCCTGTATACGCAAAGTGCCTCTCGCAGGAACAGTTATAGTTCCTGTATCTGCAACTATAGGTCTAGCAGCCAGTGTTGGATCTACTGATAATGTTATATCATTAGGATTTGCTGTAACAGTAATGTCGTTTGATCCTACAATGGATTTAAATTCTAAATTATAACCAGTGCGTTGTTTGAAAACACCGGCACCTGAGCCTAGGTTTTCGCCTTCTGTTTTATCATCAATACGTAGGTCTAAATCCTCAAGACTTCGATTAATTTTGATAAAGGCTTCTCTAAGGTCATCGCCTGTACCATCGTTTGCAATTCTACCTATGTTTACTAATTCTACTGCCATTGTTGGTTTCCTATCATATATTGTATTTATCAAACCTGATAAATACTGTAACAAGGAGTTTTACATGGCAAGACCATCTTTTAGAAATATAGGACTACGCAGAGATTTAAACCTTTCTGACTTATCTAACAAAGATCAAGCACTAAACAATGTGCTAAACAACCTTGTTGTAGGTAGTGATAATAAGGTTTTTACAGGCGGCGATCTAGATGCTATTAAAGGAATAAGCAATAGCACAGTAACTAATAGAGATATCGGCCTAATGGCAGGACTTGCTGTAAAAAATACTGTATTAAACGAAGATAACGAACTAGAAGATGTAATAGCATCTCCAGTTATTACAGTAAAAAATCAATTAGACACTATTATCGCAACTACTAATGATCCACCATTCTTTAATGGAGGAGACGGTTTAATTGCTAGATTTTATGAAACTGATCAGATTAGCCAAAATTTAACAAAAAATAGTACAGGTGCTACTATTGTTACAGGAGATCCTACGGTTACTAAGCCTTATTGGAATAATGGTGTTTTTGAATTCAGTAACAAATTAGACGATACACTCGGTGGTGCAAACGGACTAATACAATGGAGCGGATATTATGTTCCGGATGCAAGTGGACCTAGCACATTTAGTTTTTCAACAACAGGTTTAGTTATGTTTGAAGTTGCAGATGAATTTGGAGATTTACAAGTAGTTCAAAATACATTTGCAGAAGATAGACCAATTGAACATTTAAGTGCAATGACAAGCCAAACAGATGTTACAGTAGATCCTATTGATGCAAGAACTGTAGTTATTGGCGACCAAATAATTGCGGCTGTAGATGATCAAGGTACTCCTATACTCGCAGCTGAAATTAGTAATGGTTTATTTGTAGATGGCGTAGGTAATAGCACAATAACACTTAACCAATCTGTTACAGCACCTGCTGGTTCTACATTTACGTATAGCATACAAAATAAAATCGGAAGTGAAAGTTTTAGTTTTATACATACAGAAGCAAATCTTGAAAAATATGTTCCTGTCCAAATCAGATTAACATATTGGTATGCTTCGGAAAGTGCAAATTATTTTAACAAATTTATTGATTGCAATTTATCTACAAATATTAAAGATAGTGGAGATTGGCCTTACTGGTATCTCTATCAAGACGTACCAGTAGACTTTGAAGAAGACAGTTTTAAAGGATTTTACGATAAAAGATTACTTGTAGGCGGAGGTACTATTGGACCTGAAGATGTAAACTTTAGTACGCAATACGCAAAATGGTTAAGTATTTCACCATTGACTGTTACATATGCGCCACCATTAAGATATGCTGACGCACTTAAAGCAGAGTATACCTACACGTTAACGCAAGATAGTAACGTTTTAGCAACAACTTCGACAAGCCCATATACTGATAATATAGAGATAGGCAATAAGATAATCACTCCTGCTCTTACAAAAGGCACTAGCGTTAGTGATATTTCAAGAAATAATATTGTAATTGCTAATGCAACAGCATCGGCGGATGCTACAGTTCCTGTAAGATTTATGGATCATAGAGGATTTTTAGATGTACAAGCAGGAACGTCGAATAATTTTAATGTTACTATTACTACCACTGAAGGGTTAAAAGTAGGAACGGTAGTAGTTGCGGCAAGTAATCCTGCAGGCACAGATTATATAAGAGTTACTAGCATAGTTAGTATTCGTGAATTTACTACAAACATTGCTATGAATTTAAACGGATTAGAAGAAGTATTTTTCTATGCAGATAAAGGTCTTCTTAACAATAGTTTAGATAATTTTTGTGTAGGAACATTAGGACGAGAACTTACACAAACCGCAACAGTTGGTTCTAATCAACTAGTTTTAAATGATGTAAATGGATTTGGCCTAAACAATGTTATACAAAGTAGTCCTTACCTACCTGCTGTAGATGAAAATGATCCTACGACTTTAACTAGAATTACAGCCATAGATACTAACACAAATACAATAACGATTAATAAAACAGTTCAAGCACCGGACGATATGGTTGCTGGTACTACTGTAGTTATTTGTCCTACTGACACAACACAAAATAAAGAAGCATGTGTTATTCCTTTAAACACAGCGCCACCTTTTGTAGGAACATTAAACGGACTTAGAACTACAGATGGTCTAGGTGCTACAGTTGGACTACAAATGATTAATGGTAACAGTGTGTTAAAGGTAAGAGATCTTGTTGCTGAAAACTGTAATGTTACACAATTAGGAATAGGGGTAACAAATAATTTTGATAGAACTGTTCCTATTACGTTTAATGGTACAGTTTACAAAGTATTAGCATCAACTAGTTAAACACAAATAGTAGTCAATACCATCAATCTTTACTTTTGCTTTATGTGTAAAAGTTGTATTGTTTACAGTTCCACTTTCTGTTATAGGTGTAACACCGTCAACTAATATACCATTGTTTAATTTAAGATCACCGGTTTGTGCAGAAACGGCGTTAGTTGTTAACTTAGTATTAACACCAGTGCCTGTAACTTCCCAAGGATTAGACGTATCACTAAATGCTCTAATACGCTGTATATTTGTAACAGGGCTTGATGGATTTGTTATGTAAAGGCCTGGACTAGATGTTATTACGCCTTCTGTAACAATCATATCTGAAGGATCTTCGATACTAAATGTACCCTCCATTTTAAAATCATCATCTGTGGCTACATCTCTATCTTCAACAAATTTTTTGTTTGCTTGATACTTTGCAATGTCAAGGTATTGATAAATTTCTAGAAATTGATTTGCATACGTGTCTTCAGGTTCAATACCACCCGCTCCTTCCGGATTTTCGCTACCTGTTGAAAGACCACTACTAAATCCTGCTGTGTCTTCAACAGCACCTAAGTATGTTAAGTTTGATAATACAACGGCGTCTGATCTAACAACTTTAAACCCAGCACTAGGTGGTGCAAAAGTATATTGTTCTTCTAACTCAACATCAGTTGCAAACCCAAAAGTTTTTTCACCATCACTATCTGCTGCGTAGAGATCGTCTTTTAATACATTATCGTTTACATCTAGAATTTTTATAGGGTCACCATTTGTAAAAACAGCACTCCTAGCCGCATTTTTTGCAGGAGTGTCGTTTACTAGTGTAACTAATCCTGTAATAAAATTGTATTCTAATGCGTCTATTTCTAAAACACTAACGTTTTGGTTATTGTTAATAAACAAACTTATATCGTCTGCAATAGGTGCTTCAGCAAGGTTATTAAGTAACTGTCTGTCCTGTGTGTTTTCTAATAAGTTAGCGGATTGTAAAAATCCTTGTATACTACTTCCTGCCATTTTATAACCTCATATTCCACCCTTTAGATCTAAGGTACTCAATTTGTTCTACAGCGTCACCTGTTGGTGTTGAGGTATTAGCAAGGTTAATGCTTATACCACTACGAGGATTCGCTTCATAGTTAGCAACTAGATCTGCAACAATATTATTTACCGCTCCAGTTGGTAAGTTAGGATTGTTACTTATATCAAATCTATATAAAGATCTGCAACTTACTAATGCACCTGCTACATAATCTGTAAAGTTGTTGTTGTTTAGATAGAAGTCGTAACATAATGTAAGATTATTCATATCTGGAACAGCGCCAGTTATTTGATTGTAACTGATAAACAAACGTCTAAGATTAGGTGTTTCAAGTCCGTTAAATGATGTTAATTGATTGCTGTGTACATAGTAGTATTGTAATGCATTGCTTTGTATAACCGGAATAGCACCACTAAAACTATTTCCATATAAGTGACAATAGTATAATAGTGGATTATTAAAGAAATTAGGCAAAGGACCTGTAAAGTTATTTTGTAACATTACGATATAACGTAGGTTCTGCATTGTATTTAAACTAGGAAATGCTCCGCTTACACCTGCATTAAACGATCTAAATACGATACCTATCATGCCTGTTGGTTTTTCAAAACAATCAGGGTGCATAGGAGCATTTAACAAACTACTACTTGCTACATGGAAGTAACGCATTGCACTTGCACAGTCGTCAAACACATCGTCATACAAAACGTAGTCTTGTTCTGTGTCAGATCGCCCGCCTCTTAGTCTTGTATACTGAGCTTGTACATAGTAAAGTCTACTGTTACCTGCAAATTTAGGTATAGGTCCGTAATAGCCGCTTGAGTATGCATATATTAATCTTAAGTTACCACAGTTAGCAAACTTATAACTTCCGCTCGTTGTAGTAAACAAATTAGAATCTGGTGCTATTCCACTACCACTATTATAGTGAGCATAAAATAAATCCATTGAATTTTTATTGGCTAAGTTAGGAACGTTTATACCCGGGTTACCACCTATGTTTACATAGTTGATTACAGGACTTAATATTTGGAAGTTATTATCGTATATACTATTGCTATATAAATTAATCTGTCTAAGGTCAGGCAAGTCTTTTACACTTTGCGGAACAGTATTAAAACTGTTTCTGTACATGTAATAGTTTTGAACTGTATTTGCTACTTCGGGAGTTGAACCAGTTGGATCGTCTGCATCTTGATCAAAATAATTAAATGCACCACCTCTGCTGTGTCCGTTTAGATTTAATGTAAGCAAATTTGTTAGTGTTGTTAAGTCTGCTGTAATACTTCCGTTAAAAGTATTACCAAATCTAATCTCTCTAACAGTGTTTGGTATACGTGCTAATACATCATTATTAAATTTACGTAAATTAGGTTCGTCACCTAGTGTGAAATTATTTTCACGCACATCTAATAATCTGCAATCGGGCACAAAAGTATTAAAATCTGGAAACGTTTTTATAACATTTCCATTTAGATATAAATTTTGACAATTTTCTAGTTGTGCAGCAGGTAATTCACTTATTCCTACTCCTGATAAAGGTAGTGTTAAAATATTATTTGGGTTATGATAAATTTCTATGTTTTTAGATGCCGCCCCTGTATCTCTGTATCTTAAGAAACTTCTAGTAGTATTAGAGCCTCCAACATTTTCATACTCCTTTGTTAGGTAGTCAAACTGATTATTAACTATTCTCCAACTAACCGCGCCTGCTGTAACAAGTCTCAAGTCACTATCTAAATTACGGAAAAATCCTTCAAATATTAAAGGTATTCCTTTCATAGCATACAGATAAACTGTCTGGCCATTTATAGTTGCTTGTATTTTATGAGTAGGTACTTCGGAACTTCTAAATCTAACAAGGTCTGCTGGTTTAAGTATTTCTAATGTTTGTGTTTCAACAGCACCATCAACTTCTATTTGACTACCATAAAAAATTGGACTAGTATCTGTTGCAGGGCTGTCTGTACTACTCCAACTACTTACACGGCTTGTGCTTATATCAGCAAACTTTAAAGTAGAATTATCATCGTCTACGTATTGATACTTAATTGCACCTGCACCTAATACACCATTTACAGTTAGATTTCCTTTTAGTGATTCAGAGGTGCCTGCTGTTTCATCAATGATTGCACTATATTGTAAAGTATCTTGATAAAGTTTTACTAGATATGTTTGGACAGGAACATTAAGCCCACTTAGAGCTTTTACATCATCTGCTGTAATACCTAAATCGCCAGCTGCTCCTCGTATAACATCAAGGTCGTTAATATCGATGCCAATGTTAGCTAAAGCCGCTAAAGGATCTGCAACATCTGCAAGACTTCTGTTTACGTTTAGACCGAATTTTATTTCCGCCATTTAATCTTCCTTCGTTGTAATACTTGCGCTAACTAAGTTAACATCATTGTTTATAAGACTTCTTGCCGTAACAAATGTTGCTGTTGTATTTAATATTCCCGGAGATATTACAGTCCTATCTGGACCATAAACGCTTCCTAAGTCAACAGTATTATTCCTGTTTGGTGAAACATACAATGTGTCTTTAAGTTTACCAGGTCTTAAAGGTTGTGAATTTTGAACATCAACACTAGTACTTGCTAGTCTTTCTTTTGGAAGATAGTTTGCAGCAGGAACACCTGCACTTGATCCTCCTGAGAATACAACATCAACACCTGAATCGGTTATCCATTCAGGACAAAATGCTCTAGTAGTTCCGTTAATGTTTTCAGTAATAGTAATATTATTCATTCTAGCATTGTCACGCATGAATACTACCAAGTACAAAGGTTTTGGCTGGAAACTAAAAATTTGCACTTTGTTAACTGATTTTTCTGGGTTACCTGTTATCAGTCTATCAGTAAGTCTTATAGGACTTAGTTGCAATGTAAATGCTCCGTTGTTTGGAGCACCGTCTATATCTATATAATATTTTTCAACATCTTCGTTATCAATATAACTCTTTAATTCTGATGTAAATCTAATTCCGCTTGCTACGCCTGATTCTCCAAACTCACCACCTACTAGCGAAAAGCCGTTTATTATTTCACTCGGCTCTTGATCAAATATTATTATGTCTGAAGGAAGTCCTGATACTGGATCAGCACTTGCATATGTAACACTAAATTCTAATCTATCTTCTATCTTTACATCTATACCGCTACATATTCCGCTATCTGTACCTTCTGGTCTTGGTAATCTATAATCAATATCAAACCTAATGCCTAAGGGTGCATCGCCTTCTCTTTCTTCAAAACCGTCTCTATCTCTATAGAGTGAACTATGTGTGAACTCTGCATGCAATATGTTTGCTAGGTCTGGCTCTATTTCTGTTATACCATCCTTTGCTAAAAACTTAACTTCATTAACTGGATTACCTAATGCATTTGTTCTAGTAGAAATTATAGGTTTGTTTTCTGTCACTCCAATTAAGAATTCACAAAACTGTGTGCCTTCTGTAGTTACAGGGTTTAAATAATTACATTCAAATCCGTCACCTGTAATTGGATATGTTGAACCAGCAATATGATCATAGTAACTTGTAAATCTAACAGCGTCAACTGGTACACTTGCTAAATCAGTAACTACACCATTTAGTAAAACTTGCGGATCGATAGTTCCTGTAGAACTTTTCTCGTACAGAGCGTCAAATCCAATTCGTTCAATATTTGCTGTTGATTCACTTGTAATAGCCGCATAACAACTGTTAATACCAGGAACAATTAATTTACTGTCGTCGTCACGTGTTCTAAAAATAGGATTGCCGTCTGCTGTTCCGCCACTTGCATATGCTGTAAATCCAGACGTGTCAACAGCATTTGAATAGTCAGCATCTGAATATAATGCAAACTGTGTCGCAGATAAAACATCTATGTAATACTCTTGAAAATTAACTTCTGTCATACCAACTACATTTTCTAATGTAACTTTTTGTCCAATAAAGAATCCATGATCTGTATCTGTAGTAACAATTCCTGGATTTGCTTGGCTTATATTTGCAATGTTTACAGTTGGTTGTGGATTAATTGTTATTTCACTACCTGCACCATTAATATTAACACTTCTAACTATACCATTCTGTGTAGCATGTAAACTAGGTGCATAGTGATGCCCAAATGCTGGGCACCCGTTAATTTCAACCAATTGCACTTCCGATAGTTGATCACAATCTATTTTCAAATCCACTGGAAAAACATTTTTCTTATTAGGCTTTTCTACACCGTCACTATTTTTAATTGTACGCTTTGGATAAATCCCCGCAATAGATGTTTGTCTTGCATTATTTACAGTTTTGTCATCACTAGTATAACTGTAATATTTTCCTGCACTATTATCGCCACCGTCTATATAGCACGAAGCACCATATTTGTAAAGGTACTGTGGTTCTCTAATGTTACTTGTGTTTCTAATATCTTGTAGATATCTAAATTTAAAATATGGGTCTTGTAAACAAGGCTCGCCTAATTGGTTTTCAATTGTTAGTGTATGCATAAGCACCCAACGTGCATCACCTGTGTCTGTTGGAATATAAGCATAGAACTTAGCACCAATAGCACCATACCAACCAAACTCAATTTTGTACATAGTAACTTTGGTTGGGTCGAGTAAGTAACCTGATCGACCATTACCATCTAACGCATCGCCGTTGAAAAAATCTCTAGTAATTACTAGTTCATAAAATTCATCTTCTACGAAAGGTTCTCTACTAGAAACTACTTGTTGATTGTTTTCATTCATGCCCATTCTTTGTAGAACTTCATTTGGCAATCTAACTGTACTACGTCTTACGATATTAAACTGTGGACCTCTAATCTGAAATACATATTCATCTGTAGGATTTCCGATACCCCACTCAATGATGTTGTCTATACTTGCTTCGTCTCGGCTTGCTCTAAAACCAAAAGTGTATCCTGATATACGTCCAGGCTGATATCTATATGCTTTTTTACTTTGTAGTAAGCCAAAGTATTGTATATTATCTGTTTGTCCTGGTCTAGTATTTGTAGCATCATATCCTACAGGAAATTTAATTGGGGTATTAGTATTAGGATCAATAAGCAATCCATCTCGCATGTTCATCCATGCTTGACACCAATTTTCAATTAAATCATAGCCTAATTGTTCATCATCAGGATATTCTACATCGCCATCTTGTACAAAGCATATAGCAGGATTTAAAAAGTTTTCTTCTGCAAATTGTTCATTGGTACCAATATATAAATTATACATATCGTTACCAAGATTAATAAATTGTAAGTATCTATTAAATACAGCCTCGTTGTATCCGCCATTAATGTAATTTGGGCCTGGTGGAAAAGTAAATGCTACTGGAAAACTTTCTACAACTAATGCTTGCTCGTTTGTTTCTTCAACTAGTCTTGTATAAAAATGATCACCATAAACTCTATTACGTCTACGATACCATCCATCAGGACGACCAAATACTCCATTATACTGAAAAAATTCCCATTCTTCAGGATTAAGACCGTATGTACTAACATCAGAAAACAAACTTAATTGTACTTCAGCTCTAGGTATGCCTAGTAGTGTCGTACTAACTTGCGAAGTTTCGGCAAATTGTTCTTCTATAGAAAGTTGTGTATTATCTACTACAGCATTATTAATAACTACACTTGTACTGTTTTCTGCTTTAGATAGAGCTTCTACTGGACCTTCATCTTCGGTAACAATTATTTGCCCGTTTGAATCTCGTAGTGGTACCCCTTTTACAATATCATAAAGAGGTACAAATGACTTTGAAGTAGGTATAGGTATTCTGTCGAATCCTATTTTTATCTGAGGCATTTATTATTGTTCCTCCCATGTCAAGCTGGCACTTAATGAAACCTGTGGACTAGTAGAATTAGTGTTGTTACTGAATGTTGCTAAGAACAATGTTTCTAACTGGTCAGTCAATGGATAACTTATGTATTCCTTGTTGTAGTCAAAATATGTTGCTAGGTCAAATTCTTCAGCACCTGGTGCAATGTAATAACTTGCTAATTCAGTACCTGATCCAGGTATTGGAGTCTGCGCTCTTAGAGCAACTTCTACTGAGCTTAAACGTTCCTTTTCAAAAGTAGTTTCGCTTGAAGTCAAACTATTACCTTGTGGATCAAATACTCCTTCTTTCAAGAATGTTGCACCTGATGCAACTTCTAATGTTCCATTATATATCTCTGTTGGATAGAAGTAGTAGTTGTCATTGCTTTTTTCTAATCTTCCTAATACACTAATCAAAGTTTCACTACCATTTAAACTTGCACGGAAGTAACCATATAAGAAGTCTCCATTTTGTGATAGATAGTCTGTATCAGTAGTTGATAGTAAGTACGAGCTGTTTAAGTCTACAGATGCATTTAACGCAAAACTTCCAGTGGTTCCTATTGCTGTTTGGAACTTAGGTGTTTTGAGCAATGTCATTTTAGCATTTACAGTTCCGTCTGCTCCTGCACTTAATCTTGTTGGATATACCTGTACTCTGTTTCTAACAGCGTCACCGTTACCTGATGTAATGTCGTCTTTGGTTTTTAAACCATATAGTAATGCTGGTCTATCAACGATTACATTTAATGTCGAAACAGCACTTACTGGTTTATTCAAATATAAGTCATTACCATCAACCCAAATTACTTTTACGTTTTGGTCTTGTGAGTTACCTGTTATTACTCTTGCATTCATATAGAATGTATTAATTGCGGGTGCAGAGTTTCCTGTAGCATCAGGATCAAGATTTGTTACAGTCATTATAGGTGTAACAGGATCTGTAGCATTTGTACTATCAACTCCTAGTTTGTATCTTGAACCATATACATCAGTTGGTGTTTCCGAACTGTGGTTAAACAATCTTACAGTACCGCGGTCACCACCATCAATGTAGTAAGAAGCACCATACTTGACGAGGCTTTCTGCGTAACTACCATATGGGTTTTGCAATCTATTAGCATTTGGAACACCAAATCTGTTTTCACTTCCTCCGCCGTAAACAAGATATGTAATTGGAAGTGTAGCATTACCTAGTGAAGATATCTTCAACTGGTTTGAACAACGTAAATGATGTACTCTTACCCAACGTGCTTCGCCGTTGTCTACTGGAACATATGCTAAGAACAATGCACCAACAGCACCATACCAACTAAATTCAACTTTAAGCATGGTCACCTTACTAAAGTCCATGTCCCAAACTGATGTTTGTTCTTGTGCTGATACGCCTGTGCCTAAGAATAGCTCACCGGCTTTTTTATCTAGTACGTTATCACTGTATACACTGTTACGTGTTGTACCGTCTAAACTGTCTCCGGAGAATCTTGTTCTACCTACTCTATATTCATAAACACTGTAATATCTAGGATCGACATGATCACGCACCCAAGTCTTATACTTGAAGTTTAGGTCATCAATTTGTGTTCTTAAAGATGCAGCATCAACACTAGTGTCAATTGCTGTATCTATGTAACCTATTGTAACATCTGCTTGTTCTGCTGGTAATACACCAGATGATGTATACAAGTATGGGAACATGCCATCATATCTTTCTTCAACACCTGCTAAACCAAATGATTGATTATATGCATCTGGGAATATAAATGGAACTGGAGTTTCGATATAGTGTTCAGTTCCTGCTCCTGTTAGTGTAATTGGAGTGTTGTTACTAGGTGTTACGTCAAATTGATCAAAGTCTGCAACCGCAGGATCCATTAATGTAATTACATTACCTTTAGGTCCTTTTACTTCACTTACCCAATATGTTTTACCATCAACTAGTTCTGGGCAATCACCATAATAGTTTACATACTGTCCTATTATAACACTTCCTTCTGCAAGTGTAAAGGTATTATTTGTTGTATCAATTTGTGCTGGTGTTTTTAGTCTTGGCTTTAATAGTGTAGGATCGTAAGCTGCAGCATGCACCATAATTAATCCATCCCTTAAAATAACAAGATCGCCAAACTGTCCTGCTGTACCATAATCTACTGAACCGGCGTATTGTGTAGTAAAGTTGTTTATAATAATGTTAGCGAGTGTATTCAGCTTGTCTGTTTGCTCTGTTGTTAAAGCAAAACGTGTTGCTAAACTTGGTATAGCAACATTTTGAGAATCACTACGTGTTACATCTACTGTGCCTGTTGCTGTTAATAGATCTTTCAAAAATGTATGTCTATTAATTTCAGCAACTACACCACCATTTGTTTGTGAATAAACTTTTAATGCGCCGTCACTGTAATATTTAAATGCATTGTATGCTGTAGCTGCGTTGCCACCGAACTGTAAGTCGCTTGCATATCCGTTAACAACATACTTAACATCTCTAATACACTTAAACTTCAATACATTTAAGAAATCATTAGGATCTGCTCCGTCAGGCAAATGTGTTGCTGTATCATATGTTAAACTCTCACTTACAAGATAACCATAGTAAAGTGCATATACACTGAATATAGTTTCTATTTTACTACGCTGGCCATATGTAGCACTAGCAATTTGTGCATTTGTAATAAATCCTGTTGTTCCATCTGGTCCTTGTTGTGCAGGGTATGCACCTGAACCATTTGCTGTCACAGCCTGTATTTGGAATTTAGCAAGATTACCAATTTTAGTTCTTGCATCTAGTTCGCCAATTTCTGCTAATTTTTCTCTTAGCTTATTTCTGAAATAATAGTGAGTTTCTCCCTCACGCTCTGCGTCTGTAAGTAATGCTGTATTATAGGTTGCCGCGTTTGCAATTATATGTCCATCACCGCCCCATCTTAAATCGTTAATGTAAGCATCTAGCGCAAATTCTAAATCTCTCTTACATTTTAAATCATCTCCTGTAAATGTTACTGGAGCCACAGTTTCTACTATTGTTTGTGTAGCAGCTGTAATAGCCGCTTGTGCCGCTGTCATTGAAGCTGCACCCCAAGAAGTATCTGGAACTGTTCTTGTAACAGGAAGACTTAACAGTATGTCGCCTTCGCTAATTACATCTTTAATTACGTTTGTATATGTAACAGCTAGATCTGCTTCTGTTTGGTTTGCAACACCATTGCCTGTAACTTGTGTTTCACTGTTACCTGTTGTTTTAACAATAGTAACGTCTTTAACTATGTCGTCTATAATATCTGCAAGTCTACCATATGCTGCAACAGTTTGTGTAATATAGTTTGCTGTTTGGTCGCTCTTACTAAACCCATCGTAAAAGAAGAACCTGCCAGCATCGTATGTAGCACTGTTTCCGCCATATAATATATCATAACTAACAGCGTTTAGAACAAACAATACATCTCGTGTACATTTGTTTACATTGTGACTAGCACTTGGATATTGATCTGCTACCCAAGCATTTATTTCTGCCGCTATAAAGTCTCTGTTTGCAACTAGTTGATCTTTTACAGCTTCTCTACTTGCTGATCCGCCGCTAGTTGGATTAGTAAATGTAACAGCCTTTAGGAAAGCAATTTGCTCTGCCTGTGTTGCACTAGCATAGTCTACTCGTGTAGCAGGATCAACAGCAATAGCACGTAAATTGTTATACCATGTGTCTACAGCCGCGTCTGCTGTGTTATCAACACCTGCTAATGATTTAACTTCAGTTTGTGAACTGTTAATTGCATCAGTAACACTTGTTGGTAAAGGATACTCGTTGGAGTTTGACTCTGCAAGTCCTTGGAATGTACTACCGTAGTTAGTGCCAAGTGTAATGTCTGTTCCTATTGCTTCAAGGAAGTAACCTAAATCTCTTTGACATTTAACAGCACTATTGCTTAGTACACTTCCGTCAATTAGATCAAATTTGTTTGCTGTCAAGTATTTGGTTGCTGTAGGATATTGGTTATATGTGCTTGCTGGTTGTCCGGGAGCCTTACCACCTAGTGCATGATCTTCTAATTGCTGTCCTGCACTGTTACCAAATTCTAATGGATTTTTTCTAATAATAGACTGTGTACGTCTTACTACAGCAAATTGGTCGCCTTGACCAGTATCTCTTGTTTCCCAATAGTAGCCATCAAACTTATCAAAGATACCATATTTTTTAACGTCAGGGTTACGTGTTGGTGGTCTTTGTCCTGCACCTACAACATTGCCTGATGCAAATGAACTCTTAATACCAAATGTAGCTGCAGAAACACGTCCTGGTTGATATCTAAAAAATCTTTTACTTGTTAGTACTGATGTCTCGTCTGCCGGTGCTGTAACCATTGCACCTGATTCTTCTGGTAAGTGCAAAATACCCCAGTCTTGTACTCCGCCAATTCCACTATATTGAGATGCTGTATTTGGAACTTGTGAATATTCTGCTGGTTCACTTGACCATTCGCTTGGGTTAACATCGTAAGTGTTAACGTCTGCAAATATACCTAGTGCAACTTCTGATCTTGGAATACCAAGTAGAGAAAGTGCAACCTCTGATTGTATTTTGTTCTGTTCAACGACTGGAATTGCTGTTTGATCTGTAGCAACCACAACCGGAATACTGTTTGCTGCTGGTTGTGCGCCGGGTGTTACTGGAGTAGTTCTACCTACGTTTACGACCGAAGCATTATTGTTTATGTTATTTAGACTTGACATTAGTTAATTTTCCCTTTGGCTACTACGAAATTATTTTGTAGTGCAACTTGTCCGGAACTCGCCGGCGTTTGAATTGTGGTTACACCAAAATCAATTGTTATAGTATTGCTTATCGTATTTATTGAATTTATGGTTCCGTTCAATCCTCCTGATGCAGGAGTTGTACTGTGGTTCACTAAGCGGACCACATCGCTTACATTTAGACCGTCTACACTATCTAGTGGAAGAACATAGTCGTTATTACCATCTGTGCTACCCAACCCTACAATAGTTTTAGTTGGTACATATTCTGTTGCAACTATTCTATATACTAGTCCCTGTGAGTTAGGATTACTTGCAAGTAAAGTTGAATAACCTGCTCTACTTAGTAAGTCATTTACCTTTCCTGTTACTATTCTAAATTGGAAATTGCCGTTAGCATCGCCTGGGGTAGTGAATGATATGTAATCTTCTCCTCCTAGTGTTTGGCTGTAATCCGGATTAGATCCACCTGGAATAACAAGCTCTTCTACGTTATTCACTTTGGTTAGTTCATTTATAAGTCCTGTAAGGCTACCTTGATTTGCTGTAAAGTCAAAAAATGCGCCGTTTTCTTGATAGACGTATGCAGGACTGTTAAAGTCTATATTTGGTTCTAAAGTTATGTTGACACTATCATACTCTGAATTAAGTACATCTGGATTAGCAATAAATTCGCCTGCTGGACCTAATAATACGTTTGGTGAAAGTACTATCTTGGTTGCACCATATGCAAATATTCCTTCTCCGCAATTATCAACAATGTTCGGAGAAACTATACCTTTTTGTACAGCACTTACACTTATTGGTCCTGGGAAATCTCTAAATGTGTTATGAGCTATTTTAATAGTTCTACATTCATCTGCATATAAAGGTTGATAATCATAACTATATGTCAGTCCACCGCTTGTAATTTCACTGTTAAGTATTGTTAAGTTATTTGTAATTGTTGGATGGTAAGCATATATGCCGCCACCTATTACGTTATCTAACTCAATGTTTTCGTAAAGTAAGTCATTACCATATAGATAAAACGCAAAGTTTAAAAACTCTGAAGTTGTGTCAGTTGACAAATATTGGTTTTGTGCATTACCATCTATTCTTAAATCTCTTATTGTTATATTACTATAACTTGTATACCCTGACTTAGGTCTTATTATTGTATTGTCACCTGTTGATGTTTCAGTTGACCAATATTGCTTGATAATTCTAGTTTGGTCGCCACTTCCTTTTAGTGTAAATCCATCTGGAATTTCTAAACGCTTTATAAAGTATGTTCTATTTTCAAGCTCATAACTATTTCTATTTTGAGCTTTAGCAGAGTCTATTGCAAGTTGTACAGCTTCTGTATCGTCAACAACTACTTCTATACTAGTTTGGCTTGCATAAAAACTATTTGCTACTGTTAAGTTATTTGTATTAGGATCAATTTGTGTAATTTCTGTATCAATCCAACCAAGTTTTGGTGTTGCTGATGCTACAAGTGGAACATGCACAAGTCCACTATCAGTTGTAAACAATCCTTGTGTAGTTCTTTTACTCCAGGGTGCAACATCAAAGTCATAATAATCTGTCCATACTACATTGCTAAGAGCAACTCCTAGTTCTTTTGGACCTAATACTTTTAGAAGTGTATAGTTAACTTCGGAACCAATTTTTCTATAAATTAAAATATTGTGTGCCGAACTTACACGACTTACTACTAGTTGTAAGTTTTTGTTGTTGTTAAAATCGTTTATTTCGTCCGGTTCAATAGTAATATCTACAGCACTAGATACAGCACTTATCTTACCTGATTGTGTATCCATTTGTGCAACTCTATAACTAAATGTAACTTCGTTACCACTACCATCTGGAGTAGCAAAGCCTACTCTATTAACCTGTATTCCAAGATTAGAAGTATCTTGATCTATGTTATCCGCACTTGCACCAAAAATTCTTATTTTTTGACCTGTATTAAAGTAATCTATATCTGCTGGATTTACAGTTACAATTGAAGTTTGTGTTCCGCCTGACAATGCTGTAGCATTTACTTTTACACTTGTATTGAATTCTTCGTTTACAGTAATAGCACCACTAACAATAAGGTTACCTTTAATACTAACACCGCCGTCAACACTAAGAGCACCACTATCAAAATCTAATGCGGACTGTGTGCTTCTAATCTTTACACTAACAGCTGAATTTAAATCTAGTAAACTTTCTGTTAATGTTGCACTAGTTTGACTATTAGTAATAAATCTTAAAGTATCATCGCTTGCATTTGGAGTTAGTTCAGCACTAACATATGTTAGTCCATCTACTGATCTTACGCCGCCTAAACCATTCCAATTACTACCATCATACCCTTCAAATATTCCTAGTTCTGTATTCAAACGCATAGCACCTGCAACATCAGGCGCCCTTTGTGCAGAAGTACCCTTAGGAATTACAACACCGTTTGTACCAATAATATTTACATACCCGTTGCCTTTTGGATCTATAGCAATGTTGCTGTTATCTGGAACAGTTCTTATTGTTGTTCCACTAAACTCTATATTTTCAATAGAATTAAATGCTGTAAATGTATAAGTTCCAGCGCCGTCTGTTTTTAAAACATCGCCATCGTTACCTTCTGAAATACCTAAATCAGTAAGTGTAGCAGGAATAGTAGGTTTATTTTGTACATCGTCCCATTGTGGATTAGTTGTAGGAATATCTAAGTATTCAAAGTCACCACCAGCTGCTACTGTTAAGTATTGTCCTGGTGTAGGTGTTTGGCCGTTATCTTTTAATTTTTCAGGAGTAATAAAATCATCATCAATTTGCGATAATCCAATTTGTCCTGATAGCCCTAAAAAGCTAGTAGCGCCACCGCCGCCACCGCCGCCGGACATGTCAATAAATTGTAAATTGCCTGAACCGTCTGTAGCAAGAACTTGGCCAATAGTTCCGTCATCAACATCTAATTCGTCTATGCCAATTGTATTTGCTTTAATTTGTGCATTACTTGCAGAGCCTTGTAAATCCCCACCCATGGTAGGATCTTGTGTAGGAATGTTTTGGAAACTAATAGTTCCTGTGCCATTTGTAGTTAAAAACTGTCCTGATGTTCCGTCCCCAATTCCTAGTTGTAGTATACTAGTTGGTATTGTTGGAAGATTCTGCAGGTCGTTATAGTCGTTTCTAAATACTGTACCATCAACAACTAATTGGCTTGCTGTAACTGTTCCTAATGCTGTAATATCTAAAGCATTTACAATGCTACTATTTGTAAGTAATAGATTATCTCCGTCTGGTAATTCTCTAAACTGGTTACCTGATGTTGTGTCTATTACTAGTGGAAATCTATTGGCCATTTGCTTATCCTATTTACTATATTTATCGCCTAATTTTTTTAAGTGCTTCATCGGCTTTTCCTTTAGGATCTCCAATGACCTTTACTTGTAATCTAGGACCACGATTGGCGATCACTGTTAATCGTCTTCCATTTTCATTAGTAAAACTTTTTCCTTGTGGGCGTTTCTTTTCCATTATACTCGTCCTACTACTACTTCAACAATACCTTTGTCATCAGTATCTTTAGTTGTTACAGCCTTACCAATTACACTACCAACTCCTGGTGTGTTATTAACAATAGCGTAACCAGGAATTGCACTAGTTACAAGCATGTCACCTTTTTTAACAGTGCCTATAACTTTACATGGTACTCTTCCTTGTAATGCAATGCAGGTTGCAATGCCTGGACATTCTTGGTTCATTACGAACGCTGGATTTTCACTTACTACGCCAGCAACTCTTGTGTCGCCTTTAGTATTAGTAAGTGTAATTTCTGCTTCGCCACCAAACACAACCACAGTTCCTACTTCATACTCTGCATCTGCTGAATACATCTCAGCCAAGTCAGCATATGTTGACTGTAATTTAGATCCTGAAGTCAGTGACCAGTCACCAGTTATAGTACCTGTTGTTGTATTTGCACCTGTGGTTAAACTTCTTGTAAACACATTTGCCCAATAATCTGTAGAATCTCCTAAGTTACGTGATGTACCGCTTGGTATAAAATTAGAGTCAACTTTTGCCGACACAGTCAACGTGTCACTGGCTATAGCATTGCCTATGTCTACATCACCTTTAAGAGTTGATGTACCTTCAACTGTAAGATTATCGTCAACTATAACTGTACCGCCAGTACTGTCTAGTGTAAGATCACCATCCGAAGTATCAATTTCACCATCAGCGGTTACACCTACTTGGATATTACCAAATGTACCACCACTAGAAGTAATATCTCCATCTACATTTACAGCTTTAACATAAATTGTTTTGTAACGATAGTTAGCGTTACCGATATCAACAGTGTTGTCATCTTCAGGCCAAATAGCAAGAGTATCTACTGTTCCGTCACTGTCGCTATCTAGCATACCAAACGAAGCAACAGTTTTCTGTACTGTTCCGTTAGTTGCAATAATACCAACATTACCTACATCAACTTTCCCGCTGTATGAACCTAGAGCAATACCTGCTGATGTTGCGCCTTTTTCGTCTACTGATTCGATAAAGTTTGTGTACATCCATTTAGAAGCAACAAATCTTGATTCAGTACCTGTTATACTGTTCGCTGTATCAAATGCTGTATCAGCTGATACATGAAGTGCGCTTCTATCAAATACATCTGGATCTGAATCAGCATCAGCACCATCTGGATCTGTTAGGTTACCAACATTCAAATCACCATATACAGTTGTGTATGCTGGGTCTGTTGCACTACCACCTGCTACAGTTATACCTACCCCTGTCTGTATTGATTTAACAGTAAGTACGCCATCACTGCCTGAACCTGATTGTGTTATGATTGTGTAGTTGTTTAATTTATAACCTTGTGCATCTATATTACCGCCAGTATCTGTAGAAACAATTTTACTTGCTTCACCTGTAGTAGTTGTTGTGGTTACAGCATATAGCTCAGCGTCTGCTGTGCTATCTGTTCTAAGCATAACTTCTTGACCAGCCTCAGCGTCTATCGCTGTGGTTGAAAAGTCACCATGTTGTATACCTTTACCGTCATTAACTACTGTCTCAAATGTCACTTCTGCAACGTTAGCTGTGTTTGCTGTTGAGTTACCTAGCACAGTTTGTGTAGCAATTTGTTCTATCTTTGTCTTAGGTATCCCGTTATCTTTAAGTTGTACATGTCCTCTTGTAACTTTAAAATTTGCACCATCAAAACTTGACAATCCTAGTGTTGCTTGGTTGTTTGCATCTGTATCGTCTGCTAGATCTTTAACAACAATATTGCTTTGTAATCTTTTAACAGTACCGCCACCTGTTATATTAGGATTACTTACGGTTGCTGTAAATGTAGTTCCTGCTGTGCTTGCACTAGCACCTAATGTTGTAAAGTCTGTAGTGCCTTGAAGAATAATTTCGTAATTAAATCCAACCACAACTTCTGTTGCTGGAATTGTTATTTGATCGTCTGCTGTTGTTACAAAAGTATCTGATTCTTGCATATCCAGTTTAGATTGAACTATGCCTGCACTATCATTTACGTCAGCATTTAGAATCACACCTGGATTAATTTGCATATTATAGTATGCTGTAGGATTTGACGGTGTGCTAGGAACAGCATCGTCATTATCTAATCGACGTGTGCTTAAACTGATGTCACTTACTGGCGTAGCATTTACAAAAGGCTCTTCAGATATGTTAATTATATCTTGGAATGGGCCGTTTATATATTTTGCATTTCCGCCAACAACGCCGCCGTCTGGTTTAGAGTAAATTGCTGGTGCACCACTCTTTAAACCTGCTATTGTAGTACCATTAAATCCTAAATTAAATTCTGATAGTGTAGCAATATCTGGTCCAGCATCAAAGTAAACAATATATACATCACCTAAACCGTTATCATAAACTTCGTCATCATAACCGCTTATTGTACCATAGTTTGTTGTACCGCCACTGTTTGTTAAAACTCTGCCTGCTACAAACTCTGATTTATTGTTAATGCTATTAGCATCAAGCCAAATACTGTAGTGTCCAGTTAAACCTAAAATATCACCTGCTTGTCCGCCACCAATTGATGTGTCACGCAAGTCTTTAAACTTCTTAACACCTTCAGCTCTGCTATCTACATAGTCTTTGTTTACAGCGGTTGTGCCTGCTGTAAGTGTAAGATCAACAGGAGCAATACCTGTAATAGTATTTGAGTTTGCTTGTAAGTTACCTGTTAAAGGAACACTACCATTTTGCTGTAGAACACTTGGTCCTAATGGATTTGTTACAGCATTACCTTGTTGATCGTAACCTAAGCGTCTGTTTACATATCCTCTAACAGCACTTTCAACCGGAACAGTATCGTTAGCATTGTCACTCATTGCATTGTCTGTTGAGAATTCAGTAACAACAACACCACGTTTAAATCCAATACCGTCAACATCTGAAAGTGCAATACTTGCAGCAAATGTAACTGTACCAGTACCTTGGTCAACTGTAAAGAATCTACCAACACGGAAGAAACCATCTTGGTCAGTACTTACAAAGAACACTCTACCTTTGTTACGTTCTTGTATTTCATTATCTTGTACAGCTTCTCTTGCTGGGAAACCTAAAATAACATTTGGATAGTTTGTTTGGTTAAATGAACCTGTACCTATGTCTAGGAAGTCGTGTCCTGTAGCTCTACATGTACTAATTTGTATAGTAATTTTTGCTGGAGCACCGTCTTGTAATCCTGCTCTAAGAGCAATTACACTATTAAAGCCTTGGCTAAGTGGTTGTGAAATACCCGATGCTACACCTGTAAAGT